TACATTCCCGGAAAACTCTCATACGATCCGCGTTAAATATTTTCTCAGTGATTTTTACCTGCAGCTCCAGGTCAGCTCGTAACTCTTTTGTGATAGTCAACACAGCAGTGGGATCAAATTCATCACTCTTCAACATATCACTGAAGCGCCTCAGAGCCTCCTGGTACACCATTTTTGTATCCTGATGGATGGTATACAATTCTGCAATTGGATCGATGTACGCCTTATTAACGGCCATCTGGGCGGCACCATGGAGTATAACACCATTTGTTGCTGATTGGGCAATCTCTTTCTTACGATTAATCACTGTACCTTCAGATATACCCAAACTAGCCGCTATTTGCTTCGTAGTATACTCTGCATTTAACAACTGTTGAATATTCTGCTTCTGTATCTCTTTCTCCCCACTCTTCACGATATATATCTCCTATTAGTTTCGACTAACTCAATGTCGCATAATGTTATTATTGTTTAGTTCTAACCATGAGTACTGAATAAATAACATCCTCATCAGATGCTGTTGCCACAGTCACACCACCTTGTGGCTGATACCCCATACTAATAAATTTGTCGATCTCAAAATTAAAAGAATTGACATCATAACCAACTACCACCACAGCTTCTTCAATTTTACTCATTTTTCTAACTCCTTGTTATTATTAGCTTTTGGAGGTTACTACACAATAAGTCGGTGATCTTGCGAAATAATCACTCAATGTGTTGGAACCTCCCCCCGATTCCATTCCTAATAGCTTGAGAGGGTCTTTTTTAAAATATAAGGGTCTCAAGCTATTAAGGATAGGAGTACTATGAGGTTACTACAAAAACACCCGATCCTTAATGATTTCAGACGTTTAGGTGTGTAGTAACCTCTAGCTCTCTTTTAAGTGTTTTTTCTGTAAGTCCTACTTACAGATATTTACGTAGGTAAGTCCTACTTGTGTAAGTCCTACTTGTGTAAGTCCACCTTAACAATTGCATATCCTAAATTTAGTCTTAGCTTTTTCTTCACTATTTTATATCCTTTTATGTTTTTACCAATCATTTTCTTCAATATCCATGCAATAGTCTTAGCGCCTTTTATCTCTTTTCCATAATTAAGAGTGTCAAGATGTTCTTCAATACCGTCTACAATATCAATAACTGACATGCTTGGATCGCGTGATGTGAATAATTTAGTCTCACATACATTCTGAATATTCTTAGCTGTGAAGTCGTCATTGCCAAATATACATCGTAGACTAAACATCAGATTTTCAGTTGCCTGGAACTCACCAGAGTCCTCACGATTGATTGATATGTTATCCTCAATATCAACACCTGTTGCCCACATCAAAGGAGACCTGACCATTGCGTCCCAATCGGTGAACCTGGACGCATGAGTTATAACCCTTGGTCTTCCTGCATCAATATAACCACGAACAATCGTGAGCAGTGCTGTAATGACCTCATTGCGGACAGACAGGCACTTCCTTACTATCATATCGTCATCATACTGTTTATGTGTCGGGTCCTCTTCACTCGATGTCAAACCAATCTTTACAATACGTGGCGCGAGGTCTGTTGATGTGCTAATATTGTTACCGGTCAACAACACAACCATATTCGTTGGCACTTCAACCATCTCAGATAATCCGAGTATTCTACCTTTAAAAGACTGCTGAGTAATCAGAACGGATATGATATCACTCACAACCTCTTTACCATCTGTCAGATTATCAAAGAACAACATATTTGGTGATTCCATCAGGGAAGCAAGTACTGCTTTCTCCATCTCAGATCGAGAACTTGAAAACGATAACGGTGCCGCTAATCTTCCCGTTGCGGTGACACAAAACATATCCACCATCGTGGATTTTCCAGTTGATCCCTGATTTGCTGTAATCATAAACCCAGGGCAGTCATCAATAACCTTGCGTTGCAACACACTCATTAAACCACCAACCGCTGCAACGTGACCAGTTCCATTGCTTTGGAACGTATACTCACTAAACAGTAGGCTATTAACCTTCTTAACAAGTACACCGGCACCGACCTGGTCACACGTTCCTATATCGTCAAATTTATGACCACCAAATTTCAGCATCAATCCAGTTTCTTTATCAATACCCTCTTCACATATTAATCGATTATCATATGTAAGCACCGGGTGACGTACAAGGCCGTGAACAACTGGCGCCAGCGACAACGGATTCTCAAGCATGTGTCCTATGAGGTCCTTTGGAACACCGATTTTAACAACCTCCTGCCCTTTGTAACTCAGGAAATCTGCTGATTCTTCTGATCGTTGAGTGAGAGTATTTCTGGAATACTGCCTGATTAGATGGTGTTTCGGGGGAGTTCCATTGCGTTTATTCGTTTTCGGCTCAGATTCTATTGTATATGATAACCGACCAGCATATGAGAAATATTCAAGAGATCCATTAACACTCATTAGTGCTGTTTCCGTTGCGGTCATGCACACACCTACCTGTCTCACGGACCAGTGAACAACGTGTTTACCTTCCTGAATTGCTTCAGATTCAATCTGATTATTATTATACTCAGTTAATCGTTGTTCGTATTCCGCTTTTAAAACTCGTTTACTCCCCTCGACCATCGGGTGTTCGCCAAGTCTAGTGAGAACTACATCAAGATCCACCGGGGATAACCTCGTACTCACCACCAACGGAAACCAGACATCAGGGTGGTTTATCTGCGAGTACGAGAGTTGTGAGAGTAGGTTATCCACCGGTGATGTAACAGACGCACCAACAGGAACCTCAACACCAACACCAAACCCAGCAGAGCGCAGCGAATTAATAACCGTATCATTCACATGATTTGACATCGCTACCACATCGCCGTTGAATGCATATGCAAGAACGAGGTCATAAGGACGGATAATACATCGTTCTTCGAGTACGGTACTCGAAGAAAAACAATAGAACGTATTGCCTGTTACAGTACCACCCACCCCGATTTTTTTACCAGGACGTACCCACTGATCTTCACCAGTTGCGACCCATCCGTATTGAGTGAGTAGATCAACGATGTTATATGATTTATTATATGTACGTTGTTCTGAGGTTTGTTCAGTAGATGGTTTGGTAGTATTAATCTCAATCCAGCCAAGTTCTGTAGCGCGTTTTTCAAAGAATGTGATAATCGCTTCAATCATCCACGGATCAACACGAACTACATCGTCAATGTGAGGTAATTCACCACGATGCCATGTGTAAGGCATCTCTGTGTCGGGATGAATATGATCTGCAATAAACTGTTGCCCGGACGAAGCTAATACTTCGATGGCGTTGATTGTACCATCGGCAGGATTCTTGAATTTCTTCGATGTAATTTTATGTTCAATTTCAGGACAGTTAAAAACGATGAGGAATTTAGGTGCCTCACCCACGCGATACGCCTGCTCACCAAGTAATAAATCAGCAAACCCTAACAGCTCGGTAGTTAAACCGTTGTCATATATGTCAACATCGAGTGCCTTAATTGGTCCTAGACGTATACCAACCCCATCACCTGGATTGAAACAGGTTAATAATATATCACGGGCAACTGTCGGCCACCCTGTGACCGTGGGTTTCTTATGCCCTTGCATAATTGGCAGAGGCGTATAGCCAAGGGAATAATATTGCTCAGGAGTCATATTTGAACACCTGTTGGATTTCATTATCATTGGTGCGGATAAACTCAAGTGTTAATTCACCTTCAACATCATTCCACGCTTCACACAGGGCAGAATATAAATCAGCACTGATAAGTCTACTAATATAGACTATTAAATGACCCTTATCATCCCACAGACCGATTAAATTATCTGTTGATGCCTTAGCTGTGACATACCCGATAACCCTGCTCAAACGCTCCGCGCGTCTGCCTGAATTATCGTTACTTCCGAATTTAATACTCATGTAATTCCTCCACTATGCATTGGAAACAAAAATGACCGTGACAACATCCCAGTCGGAGTAGGTACGAGCTGAACCTACAGGATATTATCACGGTCAAAATTGCAAACTCGATTTAAAAGACCTCCGACAGTCTGTAATACGTTACATAAAATATATAATACTGTCAAGCTCAGCTACATCAGAAACAAATCCGGCAATACCACCGAGGTCGCGTATTAATTCTATCCAGCGCAATTGCGCCTGTGCGTGATCATCGCTCGGTTGTAATTTCCAACCACCGTGTTTAATCTCCAGGCTGGTAAATATACCTAGTGTTCTGCCCAGGTGTTCGGGTTTAATAACCACCGGTGTTACACCGATCAGATCACTCGACTTCAGGGATCTGTTAACCTTCGTGGAAATATTACCCAGCCCGAACCGTATATGCCTGCCATCATCCGTTGTAATAGCTCCTGAATTATTACGGTATAAGCGTATACCACGTTTACTCACCGCCAATAACACATCGTTTGTTACTGCTGATTCACTGCGCATCACAGCCCTCCAAGCATAATAGCCGCAGTGATTTCGTTCTGTAGTCGTTCCAGTGAATCAAGAATCGTTTGCAAATCCGTAACATCGGTATCCTGCCTGATTACACTACGACAGCACGATGCAAGATCTGGATAATATGATCGTGTTTCCGGGTGACTGATTTCACCTGTTTCAAGATTTGTATATTCACCGGTGTGTGTCAGGATATAATTATACCGGTCCCTACTGATGCTGAATCTATTATTTATTTTCATTTAATTCCTCTTACGGTGCTTATACAAACCCGCACACGTCACATTCCCATATTTTCATTTCTGCACCACAGTTTGGGCAGTATTTATCCATAGCCTCATTCCCACAAGTTGGACACTCTCCGTATTCGTTTTTTGTTATATCTCCACCACACTCACATGGATATGTTTCTATTTCATCTCTTGGGTTGTTTTCAGGAGGCATATCAATTCTCCATATTATGTATACCTATACATGCCTTTGTGTATAGGTAATCAGGTTTTATATATGTTTGTTGTTCATGCTTCCATTCCTCATGTATATCGAAAGCACATTCTTTCGGGGAATGCCCATGTATTAAATAGTTGTTCATCATTACAGCATATCTCCTGACAACTGACTGACCCAATGCTAATCCTAACCCGTGATGCTTCAATTCTTGTAATACTTCTGGTTTATACAAATGTGATGGGCAGCTATTTATTTTCATTTAATTCCTCGTAACGCAATTTTAACGATTCCAGGAACCCGGCGCGAACCGTTCTCCCATTTAATATAAGTCGAGACTGGTGTATTTAACAGTCTCGCCATCTCCCGTTGTGATATTTTACGTTTTTCACGCTGTTGTTTTAAGTCCATCGCTGGTATAATCCTCTGATAAATGAGACAGGTCAGACATATCTTTAAACTCACTTGGTATATAATCATTACTTGCCTTTAAACCATCATATTCAAGTCTGATGGATCGGATACTTGCCATACTGCGAGCACCCGGTCTGACATCTCGCTTCCTTGCATACATCCAGTTCTCACATTCAATCATCCCTATTATACTTTGCATAGTGCCTCCTTACAGTAAAATTTAAAATGATCTGTTGTAATGTGATAGTAAGCTGCTCCCGCGTCGGGATCGCTCAACAGATTTAACTCCACGTACTGCTCATAATCAGCAGGGTTATCGCACTCGTTAATTATCGTTTTCTTGATATCTTCCGATATCTGGTATCCTCTACCTACTCGTATGTGTTTACGATTCATATCTAATAATCCTCATCGTGTGCATAAAATTTAATAATCCGTTTCTGGTCAGTAACTTCCAGCGCATAAAGCACCTGGTATCCGCGTTCACGAGTGTAAGCCACATGAACTTGATATACGATGCCTTTAACTTCGGTAAAATAAAATCCCATATTAACTCTCCATATCTCGATAGGTGTATACTGCAACTACTGGAACCAGAACGATCATCGATATAACCAACAGCGCAAGCGGAACGCTCACCAGTGATATACATGACCCTGTTAATATAATTACGAGTGACATCATAACAGAAATCGTTATCACTGATACTGCTGAGAATATTTTACTTATCATGTCGTTCTCCGTTGGGGTTATTGAGGGCTGTTTCCCTCGTTCATGATTACTTATACCCCTATGGGTTACTGCCGTCAACACTTAAATTAAATTCATCGCATCTTTCATCCACTGAGGAGGGAGTACGCCCCTAAATACCTTGTCAATCAACACCTCAGTATCTTTCCTGTTTAACATCTGAGCAGACATAACATCAACACCGTATGTAATCCAAAACTCACGATAGGATACTGTATCATCCTGTCCCAGTGATCGTTTACCTTCGCCCCATTTCTGTATTGTCTCAGTTAACCTCTTGCGTAACTCCAACAACTCGGTTTGTCGTTTACGGTTCGTATTACATACAACCTGCGACATATTCATCGCTTGCATATCCTGAAATACTTCGTCCGGTGTACGATTTGCCTGAGCGATATCCGCACGTAATTTATTTAATGCTTCTGGTGTCAATAGCGACAGCTCACCTTCGACGTTTTCCGGCAGCACTCTGTCAACTGGTTCACTAAAGTGACCGCAATACGGACAGGTTCGCCCAAGCATACGTTCATATGCACCGGAGCAAGCTGGACAGACTGATATAAGTGTTACATCGTCGGGAGTGTTTGACTTACGTCCCCGTCGATCTAGTGACCAGGTTCGTATCTCGTCCGGTGCTCCGTGACGTACTATGTTACTGCAATGGTCTATTAATATTGCTTTCTCACCATTGGGTGATACTCTGAGCACCCTGCCTGCCATCTGGAGATATAATGATAGAGATTCCGTTTTCCTGGCAAAGCTGATTACCTGAGCTATTTTTATATCGCTTCCTTCTGTTAAGATTCCACAGTTTACAACCTGATTCAACTCTCCGTTTCTCATCTTCCTAAGTATATTATGCCGCTCATGTTGCGGTAATTCTGCATGAAGCACAGCGGATGATACTCCAGCCTTGATATAAGCATCTGAAATATCATGAGCGTTTTTAACAGAGACTGTAAATGTTATACCTGGGCGCATTTTACCAAATTTAAGATAGCTCTTTACAACATCACCCACAATTGTTGAATCCTCAATTGCTGCTGATAATTTCTTTTGTGAGTAGTCACCAGACGATGTGATATTAACATTTGTCATATTGATATATGATTCAGGGGCGTACATCACATAATCGCACAGATATCCGTTATTGATTAACCACTTCATTGTTGGGCCTTCAACAAATGTGTCCAGTAACCCGCCTTGACCTGCTCCAAGTCCTGATGAAGATGCTCGACATAATGTGGCCGTAACACCTAGTGTTTTAGCATTGGTAAACGCCAGAACGCATCTTCCAAACGAGTTCTTATCCGTTAAATGATGACACTCATCCACGACAACAAGAGTAACCTGACTACATAGCTGATTAAGAGATCCAAGTCTGCGGACCAGTGTCGGCACAGAAGCAACATATGCCGAAGCATTCGGATCGTAATAACATTTTCCAAACTCTGTAACCTCACTCCTGCATATATTCTTTATAGTAGATTGAGGAGCTATTATATTATGTTTAACCCCTCTCTTACTCAGGGTTAAACACGCTTGTTCTAGTAACTCAACTCTGTGAACAAGTAATATACTATATCCTACATGCTCCTTTATTATTTGAGTGAATGCCACCGTTTTACCAGCCCCTGTGACCATCACAGCGCCTACTCTCCTGTGACCAGCATCCCATGCATCATAAATATCATCATTTAATTTCTGTTGATATGGACGGAGTATCATTATTACTTGCACCCCCTATGTACATCCGTATGACAACCAGCACATAATAGTATATGCCCAGCAGATGAAACTGCATCAGTACCGTGTTCTACCACTGTCAAGGTGTGGTGAAGTTCTACATCAATAATATCCCCACACTTCTCGCAATAGTTATACCCATGCTTGTCACACTGTAACTGTTTCAGATTATTGGTTTGACACTTACGGGTTGTTTGTTGTGCAGATGATGGAGTGTATTGTTTACTGCGTGGATCTGTTTGACTGGTTGTAATGAAACCATATATAGGACAAGAGTTCTTACACTCTACCGAACAGTAAAAATTTCCTTCGCCTTTTACTGTTCCATTTATGCAACGAATACGATTATTCACACTGTAAAGCGATGGTATATGATGTTTACCACAATTCTTACACTTGACTGATAAGATATCGTATCCGAACACTTCTGACCATTCTTTATCCAAAATAGCACCATCGGATATAACTAATTCTGTAGATTTCTTATAATCACTGGGTGATTCGTTTTTAAGACGACGATTCTTATTATATCTGTCGTGATTATCTTTCAATCGTTTTCTACAACTCGGTAATGAACACTCTATGCAACGGTGGTTATAACCACCGTTGCGGTCTTTATCTTTCCAGAAACGATTGAAAGGCATCAAAGATTTACATTTTGTGCATTCCTTGAGTCCTAACCTGTGATACGTTCTCTTAATCATAATCGTAATATTATGATGTATGGATCTTTGACTTAATGATGTGCTAATTTTACTTAGTTCACTTCTGCAATGCTTACATGATGAATACAACCCATCAGATGAGTTAGTTGCGTTATTAAAATCTGTGATATTCATGAAGTCTTTACATCTTGAACACATCTTTAAACCAACTGATAATAATTCTTTTTGTAATGTTCTCCTTCGCTTTTTATTAATAGTTTTTATTAATAATTTATATATTTGAACACTGACTCTATAACATTTATGCAATTGTCCATATTTACTCGCGTATGATGACTCATATCTATCAATATGTAAGTTATTTCTTTTACATATTGAATACATACTTCTTAAAAGATGACCATGTGCCATTCCTAGCTGTTGTGCAATGTCTATTGTGCAAACCCTCATCCCCAGAAGCCCTCTTCCGATGAACAGTATTCCTGTGTATCTTCGTTAAATTTAACCTGCTCCAGCAGATGTTTCATATAAGCACTGATGCTCATATTCTTTTGTTGAGATAACCCAACGAGTTTTTTATATTGCTCCATTGTTAAGTTCGTGATCGTTACGTTTTTTCCTACAATCTTCGGTCTATCAGTCATTATATTTCTCCTTGTTTGAATGAACTGTTAAACAGAGTATACTTAATATATCTTTAAAATCAAGATAAAACCTCTTGACAGTTGTAAACACATCGTCTATTGTCTGTACTGAAACAACAACAGGAGAACAACATGACAGAACGACAAAGAAGCACAATATGCATCATTGGAATCACGCTGGTAGTTATCGCTACCGGATTTATAAACGCTCTATAAGGAGAATTGAAATGTCAGTAGAATTAAATGAGATTGAAATTAACGGTATCAAATATGTAAAGAAGGGTACGGAACAAGCACAAGCAGTAAATACAGACGGGCTTGAATATGTAATTGTCCGCACATACTCAGCCGGGGTACATGCGGGGTTTCTTAAATCACAAGGAGGAAAGCAGGTTGATTTGGTTAACTCTCGCAGACTCTGGTATTGGTCTGGTGCGGCAAGTCTGTCGCAGCTTGCGATGGAAGGTGTTAAAAACCCAGATGATTGTAAATTCCCATGTGTTGTTCCAAAGATAACTTTAACAGAATCAATTGAAATTATCCCATGCACCCAGGAAGCATTTGATTCCATAGAAGGAGTGAAGATATGGAAAGAATAGAAATGAAAGGTCGCGGAAGCGGAGACGGAAGCGGAGACGGAAGCGGAGACGGAGACGGAAGCGGATACGGATACGGAAGCGGAGACGGAAGCGGAAGCGGAAGCGGATACGGAAGCGGAAACGGAAGCGGATACGGAGACGGAAGCGGAAGCGGAGACGGAGACGGAAGCGGAAGCGGAGACGGAGACGGAGACGGAGACGGAAGCGGAGACGGAGACGGAAGCGGAGACGGAGACGGAAGCGGATACGGATACGGAAGCGGAGACGGAAGCGGAAGCGGAAGCGGAGACGGAAGCGGAAGCGGAGACGGAAGCGGAAACGGAAGAATTTGGTAAATAAAAATTAAACAGAGGTATTAAAAATGATTGAAATTAAAATTAATTGTGAGACGGTAGAAGAAGCCCATGATGACATGAGAATGTTATTACATGGACAGCAATGTATTACCGATGCACCAACACGGGAACCACGTAGGAAGCCGTCTATACCGACACCAGCTCCAGAAACCACCACCGTACAGGAACCAGTTACTGAACCGGCACCGGAACACATCGTCAACCCCAACGAACTTGACTCTGCTGGTAGACCATGGGATGCCCGTATAAATACGATAAAACAAACACAAACAACAGTTGGTATCTGGAAGCTGAAACGTGGTTCAGATAAGGCAATCGTTGACAGTATTTATGCTGAGTATGACGCTAAATCAGCAGACACACCGGCAACCACCGAGCCACAGGAGGCAGCACCAGCAGTAACCACCGATCCAACTATCATCACCCCAGAATCAGTACAACAGAAACTTGCTGAGTTAATGGGAAGCGGTAAGATGCAAGCAACGGATATGATGCAACTCCTAGCGGATAACGGAATCCCGAATATGCAACTGCTTGGCGAACATCCCGGTGCACTGCCTGTAATTATGGCTAAACTTAACGAGTATTAATATGGAACACTCGATAATATCACCATCGAGCATGGCGCGGATCAGTAAATGCCCTGCGTCTGTTCCGATGCAACGGGCTATACCTGAAGATGATACACCGCACGAAACACGCGATATCGGGACAGCAGTCCATTGGGTAAATGAGGTGAGTCTCAGAGGTACACCTGTATCTCCAGGTGCAACCTGTCCCGATAACGGGATTATAATTACACAGGAGATGATTAATCGCGGTAAAGTATATGTTGATCTCTGCCGGAGTATACACGGTCAGAATCACATAGAGGTGCGAATTGATTGTAAACGCGTGCATCCAGAGTGTTTCGGGACTGCGGATTTCTGGTCATATAATCCAGAAATAAATCACATCACGATGGTTGATTACAAAGACGGTTATATCGATGTATCACCTGTTGAAAATCCTCAGTTGATTACATACGACTCTGGTATAATTGATCTCGTTGACGGCCTTGAGATTAACATGACTGTAGAAAATATTATCGTACAACCGCGCTCTGGTGGAATTAAACGATGGTCATGTAAGGCAACAGACCTGCGAGGGTTTATAAATCAGTATTCATATGCAGCTCACCAGGCGCTCAGTGATGATCCCGAGGCTGTAGCTGGTGAACACTGTAAATACTGTTCTGCACGAGCTGTATGTAAATCACTTGGAATAACGGTGCAAAATCTGGTTCATATTGCGGATAATACCCCTGTCGAACCGAATCTTGCACAGGAGTATGAGTTCCTGAAATTTGCAGAGAAACTTATTAAAGCACGATTAACTGGTATCGAGGCGGTGTGTATGAAAACACCACCTCCCGGGTATGAAATCGGAACAGGTCGTGGTAGAAAAGCATGGTCGGTTGATACCAGTGTAATTCGCGATACATCGATGTTGTATGGTCTGGATTTGATGAAGGAACCAGCACCGATAACTCCGATCCAGGCGATAACAGCCGGGATGCCGAAAGAAGTTATCGATGGTATGAGTAATTTTTATGCTGGTAAACCCACCTTGAAGAAGGTGGACATGGAAGCGTTACAGTTATTATTTAAACCAAAGGAGAATTAAATGAAGAATATATTACTGGTTGTATTTCTGTTACTTGGATTTACAGGAACGATGGCTCAGGCAAGCTGTTCATGCATCTGTGTCGGCAATCAGAAACAACAAGTATGCGCAAATACATGGGATATACCTGTCGGCTATTGTGGCGGATATTGTTCTAATTAAATAACAAAACTTGAAAGGAGAATTAAAAATGGCTGAATTAACAACACCTGTTGGACGTATGATTGGTGGATCTCTGTATAAGATGTATCCGGTAAAAGATAATAACGGTAATCCGCGCATGAAAAATGACGGAACACCCATGGAAGCAATGAGTTTTGGTGTTGCAATTCCGAAAGGACCGGAGCAACACTGGAATGAAACAGTATGGGGCAAGCAGATTTATGATGCTGCTGTTGCAGCATGGCCGAATGGTGAGACCCAACAGCCAGCGTTTTCATGGAAGATCACAGATGGTGATTCTACTATCCCGAATAAATCTATGAAAAAACCCTGTGATCAAGCAGGATATCCTGGTAATTGGGTTGTATGGTTCAACCAGATGTGGTTCCCAACGATCTGCGATGCGACAGGCGCGAAGGTGCTTATCGAACCCAATGCTATTATGCCCGGTTACTACGTACAGGTTATGATGGAATTTACCAGTAATAATGCAAAACCTGGTAATACCGCGGGTATGTATCTCAACCCAAAAGCCGTTGCACTGACCGCATACGGTGAAGTTATTGACACTCAGGGATCTGTCGATGTATCCACTGCTGGGTTCGGTGGTCAAGCACTACCCGCCGGTGCATCACTTACTCCTGTTGGTGGGATGCCTGTACCTGCCGCTCCACCTGTTCAAGCTCCACCTGTTCAAGCTCCACCTGTTCAAGCTCCACCTGTTCAAGCTCCACCTGCCCCGGATTTCGCTGCGGGACCACCACCGGTTCAAATGACCCCACTTGCTGGTGGTCAAACTTGGGAAGCGATGCTTGCAGCCGGATGGACTGTTGAAACAGCTCGTCAGAACGGTATGATTGTATAATTTAACCGAGGAGCAGGGTGTACGATACACCCTGCTTATGATTATGAACTTAGAATTACTGAAGGGTAAACAATACCCATATATAATCCGGTTCACTGAAGCCGGTATCCAACACATCACCACCAATGGTACAGTGATGGGAGTAGTTAATGTTCCATGCACTCACGATTGTGATACTGGAGGGATTATCGGTATCAGTGATGTCGATAATGATACTTTTAAACTGATGCTTGGGATGCCTATTGCAAATAATACCATCGGTGGGATACCGTTTACAGAATTAAATCGCGACTTGCTCCCAATGAATCTGAATAAAACGCTGAACCTGGAAGCAAAGCCAGAGGCAACAGTTCATATCGATCCGAAGAATCTGAAATTGATTTTACGTGCAATTGGTGATGTCGAATCAATGAAGTTTGAATTTGCTGGTGATGACCTACCCTTGATAGTGTCCGGTGAAAACTGGTCTGTTTATATTATGGGGATGGGGTAGATGACTGTTTGATTTATTGCTTACAACATGGTATTCTATATTTAGGTGTCGGAACCTATTAGAGTTTATAAAAAAGCTCCATGTGAACAAGCAACTGCCCTAACTCTGGGAACCGACCTTTGCAATGTTCACATGGAGCTTTTTTATTTTGGGGGTTTGGAAATATGAAAAGGTGTACAAAATGCGGTATTGAAAAACCGATAACTGAATTTTATAAAAGGCTTGATGGTTCTAGTTATTACTGTAAACCGTGTACAAAGATTCAAGTATCAAATAATTACCAGAACAATAAAGGTCGCTATAAACAATATAATAAAAACTATTCCTTACTAAATAAAGAAAACATAAAAGAGTACAAGAAAAGATATAATACGGAACACAAGTTAGATAAGAAAGAATACAATCGTAATTACTATTTAAAAAATAAAGAATCTATAAAGAAACACAGTAAGGAATATCGTAAAAACAACAGTATTGTGGTTCGTAAGAAGGACAGTATACGTAAAAAAATATCAAAATCAAAACCATGCTCTTCAGTAGTGCTTTTTTCACGTATCCCAATTACAGATAAAGCAAAAATTATAAATGATACTATCACCGTGGTGTGTAAAAATTGCACCAATAGATTTATCCCAACATCTGCACAAGTACAATCGAGAGTGTTAGCCTATGAAGGTAAAGCGTTAGGAGAAGCAAATCTCTACTGCTCAGAAGAGTGTAAACTTTTATGTCCTATTTATGGGTTTCATCCTCATAGTCAAATAGATAAAAGATCAATAGTTAGTAAAGCGACTAATTCAAGAAACTGTCAAACTTATCATCTCAAATCAGCACAGTGTGACAAGCATGGGCATAACTATTGCGAGAAGTGTGGGGATATTATTGATGTAGAACTTCACCACACCTTGACAGTGGCTAAGTTTGGGGATGATTCAATAAATCCAGCAGGACATATATTGCTATGTTTTAACTGCCATATGGAAATACACAGAGAGTGTGCATAATGAACCCAGATAATACTTGGACTTATGATATTGAAACATTCAAATCCTGCTTTTGTGTTGTATTTAAGCACCACGGTTCAGGAAAATATAAAATATTTGAATGGTCAATCCGTAAGAATGAAATATCAGACCTATTAGTCTTTATCAAAGAACGATCATTGCAGTTATCCACGATGGTATCTTATAACGGATTAGGTTTTGATGTTCCGGTTATCCATTGGTTAGTGAAGAATTACTGTGATCGTCTCACTGTGCAGGATGTTTATAATAAGGCAATGTCAATTATAAACACACCCTGGGATCAACGATTCTCACATATTATATGGACTAATGATCGACTGATGGTTGAGTTAGATTTATGTGCAATGAACCACTACAATAACATCGCAAAATTAACCAGCTTGAAAATTCTAGAGTTTAATATGAGGATGGGATCGATAGCTGATCTCCCATATCCACCAGATTCAGAACTTAACGAAGGACAGATACAAAACCTTGTTGGGTATTGTAAGCATGACGTTGACGCAACAGAAATGTTTTTGAATCACTGTACAGCATCCATCGATCTTCGTGAAAAGCTGGGAGTTGATTTGAATTGGGATGATACAAAAATCGGTAAGGGAATGATGCAAGATAGGCTTGAGGCTAAAAGCCCAGGAATATGTTTCACTACAGCCCCAAAACGACCTAGACAAACAATCAGACAACAAATAAATATAGGAGAAGTACTTCTTCCTTATTTAAAATTTAATCACCCTGAATTTCAGCGTATACACCAATGGTTTAAGGAACGAACTATAACTGAAACCAAAGGTGCTATTAATGATTTGACCGCTGAAATTGACGGGCTAAAATACGTGTACGGTACTGGCGGACTACACGCCAGTCGAGAAGATGTCGTATATAAAAGCAACGAAGAATACGCTATTCTTGATCTGGATTATAGTTCATATTATCCAAATATTGCTATAGCAAACAGATTGTATCCTGAGCACTTGAATGAATCGTTTTGTGATAGTTACCAAGAATTATATGTGGAGCGAAAGAAGTATGCGAAGAAAACACCCAAGAACCTTGCCGTTAAATTGGCATTAAATAGCACCTTTGGCAATGCTGGAAATAAATATAGTTTCCTGTTGGACATAAAATATTTGATGGCTATTACAGTAAATGGACAGATGATATTAACAATGCTTGCTGATGAATTATTAAAGATACCATATCTTAAGATGTTGCAGTGTAACACTGATGGACTGACAGTAAGAATTAAACGCTCAGATATTCTACAACTACGGATGATATGTAGGCAAAACGAACAAATTACAGGACTAGAACTTGAAGAAGCAGAATATGATTTCATGGCATTATCGAACGTAAATAATTACCTGGCAGAATACACCAACGGTAAAGTAAAACGCAAAGGTAAATATGAATATAAACTCGGATGGCATCAAAATCACTCAGCGCTCGTCGTTCCGAAAGCTGCTGAAGCGTTTCTAATTCATGGAACAGAACCTGTAGAATTTATCAAGAACCACGATGATATGCTTGATTTCTGCCTAAGAACGAAAGTTCCCCGGTCAAGTAAATTGATGCTAGGAGATGTTCAGCAACAGAACGTGACAAGGTATATAATCACTAAACACGGTGATGAATTTGTCAAAGTCATGCCTCCAACGAAAAATCAGACAGATAAAAACCCCGAAGCACCTGACCGCAGGATTGGGATAAATAAGGGATTTAACGTAACAGTGTGTAACGATCTCAGTGGTTTTTACACATCAGATATTAATTTCGATTGGTATATCTCTGAGACAGAGAAGCTAATCAGTTATGCGAGGTAATAACAGAGTGAAACAGTTAAGTTTGTTTAACAAGCAGCCTCGTCTGATACACGGTGATTGCCTGGAAGAGATGAAGAATATACCAGACGGTAGTGTTGATATGGTTTTGACAGATCCTCCGTATGGAACAACCGCGTGCAAATGGGATACGGTTGTCGATCTTGAACTTATGTGGAAGCAGTTGAATAGGGTTATAAAATCTAATGGTGCTATTGTATTGTTTGGTTCCGAACCGTTTAGTAGTGCTTTAAGGATGAGTAACATTAAGAATTATAAGTATGATTGGTATTGGAGAAAGCCCAAAGGCACCGGTCACCTAAATGCAAAAAAGATGCCGATGAAAGATACTGAAGTTATATCAGTTTTTCAAAAATCTATCATGTACAATCCTCAGTTTACCAAAGGCACCCCATATAAAAATAAAGCTGGTGATCCTAAATTATCCACAAGTATGACAGAAACCTACGGTAAATATTCTAATTTCAGAAATGATAATAATGGTGTTAGATACCCAAAAACGGGGATAGATTTTCAAGTTGTAGAAAGAGGGTCTGTCCACCCAACCCAAAAACCAGTACCATTGATGGAGTACCTAATCAAGACATACACAAATGAGAATGAAACGGTTTTAGATTTTACAACGGGTTCGGGAACAACAGGTGTTGCCTGCAAGAATTTAAACCGCAATTTTATAGGTATCGAACTTGATAAAGCATATTTCGATATTGCAACTAAACGTATCAGGGAGACAACATGAGTAAGTGGAGCGATCAAGGTAGTTTAACAATTCGGAAACTACCACCGGAAGTAATTAAGTGGATCAAGGAACAGAGCCGATCCGAAGAGCGTTCAATGAGTATGTTTGTAAAACGTATTATACAGAAAGAAATGAGTAGACAGACTGTCGATAATCGTTTATAACGTATTTATCAGTCAGTGAATAATTCACCGACTCAACCGTGGAGAACACCATGATATCTATTATAATTGCCATGAGTATCTTAACACTCTCAGCAATTCCAGCAGAAGCACAGAACGTAAACGAGAACACCGTTGCATACATGGTCGGGACAATTGTTGGTGGGGCTGTTACCGGGAGACCGACAGCATATTATCAACGCCCGGTAACTGTATTTGCTTACCCTGAGTATAATATGATTGGTGGTGTTAATCCCATCAGCAAGGGCGGATCTCTTAATCCAAACCTCACAATAATTACAGATAAATACGGCAGGACTACCGAAGTGACAACGTACACAGACTTCTACGGTGATAAACACGTAGAAGTGGGGGAGTATTGATGAAGGGTGAGAATGGTGTCAGGATTCGGAAGGAAATATTCGGTGAGTTTTATTACATCGTAATCGGTGCAGATTTCGTTCACTTCACAGTTCCCAGGGAAAACGATCCTGAGATGAGCAGGGAACGAAGAGTACTCGAAGAATTATCCGAGACAATTAATAAGGTGAGGGAGACGTTGTGAAAATAATTGGATTAGCAGGACTGGCAAGGGTGGGTAAAACAACTATAGCGGAGTATCTTCGAGATAATCACGGATACACGATACTATCATTTGCAACTCCGTTAAAAGAAGCGCTGGTCGCACTTACTGACTTACCTATGGAGTATTTCACCGACCAGGATTTGAAGCATGAACCACTTAGTACTTTCAGTGGTAAATCACCAAGAGAAGTAATGCAATTATTTGGGACAGATTTCTGCCGTAATATGATAGCTGAAGACTTCTGGTGTAATCTTATGCATAATAAAATATTAAACACCCAGAGTAATGTTGTAATTGATGATATTCGTTTTCAAGACGAAGCCGACCTTATTACATCACTCGGTGGTGTTGTCGTTAATCTTCATCGCAAGAGTGTGGAGCGAGATAGTGACCACGTATCAGAAAACGGGGTCCATGCTACAATGGATATTGCCATGGGTGATGGTGTATTTAATGCGTATAACTTCTTCATCGATACTATGGACGATAATGGGGTGACGGTATGAATAGATTAATGCCATGGGTGGTAGTGGCCACAGCAGTAGCTAATTTATATTTTATATTGACATATCTGGCAGAATCAATATGAGCGGAATAAGCCACCACCTAATAGACGGACTCACACTAACGCAGGTTGCCTCTAAACTCGGATGCACATACTCAATGTGTTACGAGATGATGAAGCTAGGCCACGATACAGTCCATACTATGAGAAGGTATCGTGATGCAAGAGAAGCCGGTGAGGTATACAAGCGTGGAGCTACTTGTCACATGACATCTAAGGGGCCGCTGACAGTTAATGAATGTGTTGACATCAACGAGCACGATGTTAGACGGGGCGCGATGGAGTTCAGGGGAAAAGTTTGGGGCTGGAACCATCTCTGCCTATGGATGCCTACGATGCAACCGAGAGCTTTCAGGGCAGCAGCAATTGCACTTGACGGCCCACCCAGGGGAAGAGCAAAACCGAGACAAAGGATCGTTATCAAACCAGTGTTGATTGATAGATTTCTAGTCTGCCATCGTCAACGTGGTCAGGAGATATGCAAGCACTACGATGAGCGTATGCATACGGATCATGGGTTGCCGAAACAGTGTGAGAAATACGGAACGTCATGCGGTAACTATGCTGGCATTAGAAACGATGTAACCAGTAAACCTATGAGCACTGTAGCTTGGTGCGAGTGAGAGATAACATGAAACATAAGAAACTTAGTGAATTAAAAGTTGGCGATTGGTGTTGGAGTATACAAAATTGTTGGGCAAGATTTTCTGAGCCAACGGACGAAGATTCTTTTTATTTATGTGGAGGTTATCATTACTATGAAGATGGCAGCTATTACGCAGATGACAAAAACCCAAGCTTATATACCTACAACCCATTTGATAAGAATGATAAACCACCGTGTGAGTTTAAAAAAGGTGAAATTATTATGGTTAAAGATTATGGAGGTGATGTCTTTAAGCCAATGAAGTTTTACAGCTTTGATGGGGAGCATTACATAGGATGGAATAGAGCTAAATGGGACATGGCACGTAAACTAACACATGAGGAACGTGGAGAATAAGGTGGATATAGCATACAAACAGATACTGCGAAGGGGCGATGGATCAAGGGTGAGCATAACAGTTGAGGTTTCAACTGTAATCTACAGCGGCTCATTTAAATATAAAGTTGATGTTTATACCTGTCAGAAAGGAAAGAGAACATGGTTGAGATCCTATGACAGTGATAATTACCTGTACAGAAGAATGGATACGAATGAAAGACTGAACTACATCAAGGAGTCTCAATTGAAAATAGTATCAGAAGAAGAGATTCTTGAAACAATGAATAAGCTGTGGGCAACTATGAGGCCCGAACTTGGAGTATACACATGCCAGATGTGACACTATGTTCAAACGAAACCTGCCCACTAAGAAACGATTGCTACCGATGGACGGCACGGTCTAGCGAGTACTCTCAATCATGGCAACGATTCAAGTGGATAGATACAACAGCCAGTGGCGACGCTCCATTCTGTTTTTACTTTGTCACTCAAAAACAGCGTGATATGCTGGACAAACAAGTTTGAGGTTAATTGATGAAACTAAAACCATGCCCATTTTGCGGCGAAGCTGAAGATATCTCAATACGTTTTGATACTTACAATGGGTCATGTATGGAAATTGAAGGACACCTTTATTGCTATATTGAGTGCCTACCATGTGACGTGAGGACTGGCCGTTGCTTTGAAGCTGATGCAAAACATAACGGAGCTGATAGCGCAAAACATATGGCAATGAATGCGTGGAACAGGAGGAAACAAAATGAAAGATAAAAAAATAGCTAAGATAATAAAGAAACTGTTGAAGAACAAAACGGTATGTATTACTTCACATAGAGATCCAGAGTCTCCAGAAAGAAGTATGATTCATATCAGTGGGAGCTGTAAAATTATACGTAAACTTAACGATGTATTATTTGAGGGGTGCACATGAAAGTAATTAAATTAGATGAAGCAGGATTAGACTCAGCACTCTATGGGTTTGGGTTATCGTTTCGTAAGCCGGGTCTTACCAGAGATGAATGGTGGACTGACGAACAGCGTAACAGGATCTACAAAGCAGCACTTGCTAATGCTGGCCGTGACAAAGGACACAATAAATTCCTTGAGCACATACAAGTGTGGATATCTGTCACAGCAACCCTTGAATTCTGGAAACAATTCGACACCTACCGTATAGGGGTATCAAAACAATCAGAATCAACTATGCACACGCTCGATAAGGATGATTTATTACCTGAATATTTCGACCTCAAGAACGAAGACTTTGACAGCACCTCTGATGCTATGGTTTACATTGAATACTTGGATATGCTTTCAAGGCAAACGTCAAGCAGGGTCAAGTCTAAGGCGTTACCGCAGGCATTCTTGCAAGAGCGTGAAGTTAACCTGAACTATAAAGTGATTAGGCATATCAACTCACAACGGTTTGCCCACAAGTTACCTGATTGGATTGAGTTCTTGAAGCAGACTATTGAATCTCTGGAAAACCCAGAATTGTTGGGCTTATAACAAATTTTACCAACCAACCTACAATGCTATCATGGCTGAAAGGGTTGCTTAGTTCTAATGAACGGGTTGGTTGGTATTTTAATTTAAGGAGAACTAAATGAATAAAGAATATTCCGAACTAGTAGTAGACTTCAAGATAGAAAACAAACTGCCTCACTTTAAGTTATACGCTGGCATCCACAAAACAGATGAGTATGAAGCGTTTATCTTTGAAGTAACAGACTTGTGGCATGGCGGACAAGTATATACCAACTCCTTTAATTCTAGCTTTTGCCCAGAAGAAAACAGACAATGGTTTGCAGGGGTGATTATCAGGCAAATGAAGGACAACATAAGACTTGCTGTTGACGCGCAGAAAGCTGTGACACGCAAGGCGTGGGATGAGTTTATGAAAGTGGTAGGTTGCAGATAACGCTGAAAACCATAACATAGAGGAGAACTAAAATGAAAAGACCACACTTTAAGAGTTGTAACCACGGTTGTCTAGCGAAGGAGGCTAAGGGACAAAGTACCAACGGAGGTTGTACCTTCCCTTCAAGGCTGGACGATTTAAGAGAGGAGTGTATTTTACTTTGGGGATACCACCACGATAAAGGTATCAGGAAGTTTGCAAGAAAAGTTGCAGGATTAATTGACCATATCTCTATGGAAGAGGGGACTACCTCCGACCCTGCCACGTAAAACTAAAATGATTAGCATCTGAAGATATCCTATCAGCACCGCCGATAGACTTCCAGTAATTGTGGAGCCTATCCCACGCATAGCAGGTTGAATCAGTTATGTATTCACCACCTACAAAAAGGTTAAGATCAACAGCAAGACGTATAAGGTGGACGCTGTTGTCAGAACCGTAACCCTTACCGTGACCATGTACTCTTGGGTCACGGTAAGCATCTCCGAATGTAAGCTCCACCTTCAGTTCCTCATATGCGAACAAGATGAGCTTGGCTATAGCCAGAGTAAACTTCCTTTGTTCAGTACCAAGTCCCATTACGTCTCCTGCTATTTTGTTGATGCATTATTTCTTGCCACCTGTTCCAGTCCCTAGTCCACATTAGTCCATCGTACCAAGATACAAACATTAATCCATATACCCCTTACAGTGTCTATATTCATGTTCAAAAATCCAATCAGCATCATAAGCTTGATAGACTACGCACTTATACCCCCCATCCTCGCCGTGACTAAGATTAGCACAACCAAACACTGTACCTGCGTTCAATACAATAAAGAGCGGATTAAGGCCGTTAACAATGCACCAATAGTGAATAGAAATAGGATTGACAATGTGTACTTCCAGTTCGATAAGTTCATCAGGTATTTCCTTGGTGAGTGAAGGGTAGAGTTGATCTAGTGGCGAGAACACTGTACACCCACTCAGTAATAGAGTGAGTGCATAGATCAGTAGTTTACTCATCATCGTCTGGGATATTGAATGCAGTTCTGATAGTGTTGCACAGGGGCAACATTACAGCATCATCGTACGCTGTTGGGGACTCCTTGACATAGTCCTCAACAAAATCAAGGGCCATATCTGCGAACTCCTTGAACGTCTCAGCGTCTAGGCGTTTAACTAACATACCAACTAACATCGCTATCATTTTCTCTTTCATTTGTTTCTCCGTTTGAACCAATCAATAATCTTAGATAGCGGAAACATTACCCCTACCCTCTTCTCTTTTGGACCATACTTGTCTACCAAAACATCCATCCTATCATCCTCACAGCGATCCACATAACCGTCGCATTGACTGGATGGCCTGATGCCGTTACACCTATCCAAAGTTCTTTGTCCGCTATCCATCTGGTTACCTCATGTGTGTTATAGTCCGAGTCATGCTGTGCACATATCATACCATAGTTTCTGTCAGGCCACCACGTACAAAAGTCTTTCAATTTCTTGTCCCTTGAAACTCCATCTGGAATATCTTATCCTGAAGCTCTTTGATTTCCTTCTGAGTTTCTTTCACTTCTATCAACAGGCTAGTTACAACCTCTATAAGCTCTGGGATATCATCACGCATATTAAGGTACTGGTGTAGTAGTTGTTGATGTTGACTCCGACACGCTGTGATCCGACTCAAGAGGCACCTCAGCATCATTACTACCATTCCAGTTATTGTCACCAAGTAGATATTCATTTGTTGCTGATTGGTAGTTCCAATGAGAATCAGCCCTTGTAGACTGAAAGAATACATCACGACCAGCGGTAATACCTTGAGAGCTTGAGTCACCACTCTGCCAGAACAACGGAACCAGTGGAGTAACTATACGACCAACACCAAGTACCCAATCAAGAGCCGAGTCTTCTTTGTAGAAGTTCTGTTGTCCCATGTTACCAGCAAAGGCCATGGCCATAGCAATCCTTGCACCCTCGGAAGTGGAGGCGTTCATGCCTTTTGTGAAAGCTTTGAATCTATCTGTGTTAGCCTGGGCTATCAAATTATTAGTTTTCTCGTGAGCACCACACCCAGACAACAACAGCATAACCAAAATCCCACATCCTAATGATTTCCACATCACTTGTCCCCCTTACTTAAATTGTCAAGCTTCTCGAATACAAAAACCAATTGCTTTTCTATGTTCTCCAGCGAAGCAGCTACACTACTGTCAATATGGTCATGTTGTTCCTTGTTCTGGGTCATCCACATATCAAACCTTGTTTGCCACAACTCTTGCTTGGCATTACAGAGACTTAGTGGCGTTACGTTTTCTCCTAGTTTCTCAATTGCATCAACTATTTTTTGATCCATCTGCTCTTTAAGTGCCACGATACTAGCAGTGTTCTTACTTGACTTGCTCTTCAAAAAGAAGAAACTCCCCATTCCGGCACTAGTCACAATTCCTAATGCCCATTCCACTACAAGATCTGGCACATCCATGTTGAGATTCCTTTATACTTCTGGTTTAACTTCAAGAGCTTGACCTTCACCTTTTGTCAGTAATATACCCAATGATTTCTGATAGATCAACCTCTCGGTGTTCATTAAAGCGTCATTTCCGTATTGTATCCTGAATCTCCAAGTACCATCAGCTAACTCAACCTGAGTTGACTTTCTAAAATAATCCTCATAAGCTATTCGCTCACCTTCTGCGTCTTTACTATTTGGCCAATCAACAGGGACAAGGTTGTCTTTCTCGGCAGTAGTAAATACATGATAGAATATACCATCATCTAGTATACAACCATATCCATGACAGGCAGCATATGCCTCTGCAGTAAACAGGTTCTCACCAGCATCGCTAAACTCGTAGATTGTTCCAAGCACATGCTCTTTGTTTGTCGATGCTCTGCGCCTGAATCGTTCTCCGATTTCAACTATCACTGGTTCGTCAATCACCGATTCTGGTACTATTACTTTTAATGCCATTTCTATCTCCTTAAACTAATTTAGTGTATTTTGCGATTGGTGATCCAAGACGGTAGTCATACCAGATTTCAAGGTCTGCACCGAGATATATACCATTGTCAGCCTCATGTAAAATGTATGCAGCTATTCACCAATACAGTCGAAGAGCTTAATCGCAGCATCCTCAGCAGTGGTGCGTGGATCTTTGTAAATTAACAGTTGAGGTGGTTTACCTTCACAGTCAGTAAGATATCTCTGCTTATCATAATTAATAACTCCATCAGATACCCACTCAGCTTGTGTCTTCTCTACAGGATGATATAATCCATCTGTAAAGTACAAAGCATCAGCAGCTATATCAGCGTCTCCAAGCTCCTGAGACACCATGGGCTCACCTTCCCAGAATGTAGGGATAGTCACGTCATAGGTTCCTACTATGTTTCCAAGAGAGTCTTTAATTACAAGCCCTTCACCTTCATCAACAGGGATTAGCACACCATCTGAAAAGAGTATGTTTCTAATAGTTCCGGTAGTAAAAGTAATCGTAGGGTGTACATAGGTTGGAACTGCTGTACCACCATAGCTAATAATCGTTCCATGGTCAGTGTCCATTGTGAAATCATCGTCTGTACCATTAGGGCTACCTACTGGTTTGGTTTCAGGGGCAAAGCTGGTTTCGGAATTATTGAATTCATTACCAGGATGTTCTATCGTTTCTATGGTATATCCACTAAAAACACTTGTAGTGGTCCCAACCACACTGTCATCACTGCTATAATCAATTGCGACTATATTCCCTGAAGATTCTTGAACCTCTGAAGTAAGTCCATCAAATACCGTTATACCATCTGAAGTGCCTGCATATAGTTTACTGGTGTCTTCGTTATAGCTTAGTGCCTGGACTGATGTACTTGTACCTTGCAGGGTACACTTGGCATCCTCTTGGAACATCTTCTTCTCTTGGTTGTAGATGTCGAGTATCTCAGCGTCTGTTGGGGCTGTTGCTGAGATACGCCAGTTTGCTAAGAGTGTACTGAGGGAAGGTAACTCATACGTTACGTCGTTACCTAGTACAGTTAATTGATTATTAGCTGTTAAAGTTCCTGTTATTGCCACATTGTTTATTGGGGTAGCGTCAATATTGAGGAATACGAAACCTCCAGTTCGTTTTACCACTACTAAGTGCCAGTTGCCATCTGCATCATTCCTACCTGCTGGGACTACTTGTACAGTGTCTAATGCGTCATTGATTATTTGAAACCCTATATTGCTAGTCCACATCCCTACTAATATTCTATTCCCCGTACTGTCTGTCTTCCTTCTTTCTAATAGTTGTGGGTACCCTCCAGAGTAAGTGGAGTTAACCCACCCCATAACACAAAAATCACCAGTACCAAAGTCAAGGTCAGAGTTATAAGGTTGCTCAATGTAATCTGTAGCACTGAATCCAGAGTAGGCCACAAGCTCTGCTCCGGTTGCTACAGGTGTCTTGGTTAACTCACCGACTACCTGAAGGTTATTACCCTTGAGTGATCTGTCTACCACTCCATCCACGCTTGTTATGGCCTCAGCGGTTGTATCGGAAAGTGTTGCTAATCTTATATCACCAACCATAACTCCGGTATTATACTTCTTCGTGACCTTGGTTATCTTACTCTCAGCAGGAGTAGTGGTATTATGCTCTATATTAGTAATCATTATGCATTCACGGTGACTGTCCAGCCACGAGCCTCAAGGTTTGATTTAGACGTTAGACCAGATGCACTTGGTACAGCGTTTGTGCCCCCACTTAGATCACATGTACCACTTGAACCTCCTGCTGTGTCTAAGGCTGCTAGGATTGCATCTACTGCTGTCTGGATTAATGCGTTTTCCTCTGCTTTGAAGGTTAAGCAGGTTGCTGACATTGTGCCTCCAGCATAATCTGTTAGTTGATTGGTAGAGCAATAAAACAAAATCAAAGCAGTATTAGAACTGAGGTCTGGTATAGAGCCTGTTAATTGATTGACATGGCAATGAAACGTAGTCAAAGCAGTATTAGAACTGAGGTCTGGTATAGAGCCTGTTAGTTGATTGGCAGGGCAATAAAACGTAGTCAAAGCAGTATTAGAACTGAGGTCTGGTATAGAGCCTGTTAATTGGTTGATGCTGCAATAAAACGTAGTCAAAGCAGTATTAGAACTGAGGTCTGGTATAGAGCCTGTTAGTTGATTGGCATGGCAATAAAACGTAGTCAAAGCAGTATTAGAACTGAGGTCTGGTATAGAGCCTGTTAATTGGTTGATGCTGCAAGAAAACGCAGTTAAAGCAGTATTAGAACTGAGGTCTGGTATAGAGCCTGTTAATTGGTTGATATAGCAATCAAACGTAGTTAAAGCAGTATTAGAACTGAGGTCTGGTATAGAGCCTGTTAATTGATTGCTATGGCAATCAAACTTAGTCAAAGCAGCCTCATCAACAGGCACAATCCTAATAGAGTTACCAGCAACCGAGGCATACGTATGAGTAACATTAACCCCACTAGCAAAGGCATCGGAGAGTCCATCACCCCAGTAGATAATACCCGTCGTGCCATTGATTTTGTAGGTGACAGGGTTTGGAGATGTGGCCGAGGTGGTCATAGTACTCAGTGAGCCATACCCACCAACGATGATCTCCATGTCATCCTTCAGCACTACATCTGAGATATTCTCTGCAAGCTTACCAGAGGCTACTGTGTAGCTATAATCAGCTCCTGCTGAAGTTGTGTCAATTGATGGAATGGTGTTGAAGACGTATGCTGCATAGCCTGTTGTTAAGACTAAGGAGCCTACATTATTCACAGTGACCTTGGTACTAGGGCCTATGGTTGTTATATCTTTTACAGTATCAACACCAGCAGGGCCATCAATAATAGAGACTCCACCATCTGTGGCAATCCCTTGGCATACTGTGGCAATACCAGTTAGAGGATCAATGGCACTACCTGCGAGTATTGTTAGCGCAACATCATTTACAATATTATTTACTATATTCATTGTGTACACCTCCAGTTAGTTCCATTCGCTATCATGGAGATTGTAGACCTTCCAACCTTATACATATTACTTATTGATATGTGCGTGAAGCCGTCTCGTATCAATCTTCTGACATCTGACACTTGTTCTGCTGATAAGATTGCCGTCTGGATACCCTCCCCAGATATTTGCCTATTCTTTGCTACCTTGTCATCCATGTTGTCCTGTTGCGTTCCTAGGAATAAGTGTTTTGGGTTAACACATCTTTTATTGTCGCAAGTATGAAGAACAAACGATCCATCTGGTATTTCTCCGATATAAATCTCGTATGCTTTCCTATGAGAAGAGAATTTCCTATTATCAAAATAGAATTGTCCATAACCACTACCACCAATACTGGCCATCCACTCATGGCAATCACCAGATGAATCAACCTTCGCCTCAAACCTTTCTCGTTCTCTCATGCTGTTATCGTCTCCTCTACCTCTGATATATAATTGTACCTATACACCCCAGCACCTGTGCCAACGACAATCAATCCGTTAAGCATCGCACCTGAGGATATAGTACCAGATATCACTTTGACTCTCCACATAGGAGCGGACGGGTCTGTAAGATCGAATATAGTGTATTGAGTAGCTTCAAAGATAATAGCAACGACAGCAGGGAACTTACGAGAAGCACCACGAGTCGCAGTGTTCAAATCCTCATTGTACCAACTCAAAGCCTGACACCGCTCTCTCCAAGCTCCTCCATCGGAATCTTTAGTGGTATCATAGATAAAGACATCAACAGCAGTGCTACTCAATAACGTCTGTGCAAAATCACCAGATGGGTCATATGGATAGTATGCCTGACTTCCTATGGATTCCCACCAGCCATCAGCAGCATTGCCATGGTAACTATCCTGAGTATAACCCCTAATGTTAGCTGTAGTCCCATCCCAAGTAATAGTATGTTCTCCAGTATCATCATAGGATATCAGCCCACCATCTTCTCCTTCTGCGCACCTGTAGTGGGAACCATCAGAGAATATCACATTATAGAATGTCCCTGCGGTTGAAAAAGACAGTGTAGTTCCAGAGTAAGTAACTGTTGCCGTCCCTTCACTTGAAACAATAGTTCCGTGAGCTATACTTGTGGTTCCGTCCTCATCAGTACCATTAACCTGGATACAAGCCGACTTACTCATATCAAAGTTTTCAGTCCCACCACTCCTCCATAAGTCTAGTTTTTGAGTATCTGAGTTATCACCCTTGAGCCAAACAAGGAGGTCTTCTGAGTAAGGAGGTATGGAAAGCACACCCCCACCTTGACCAAACGATACAGCGGGAGCGATGGCCCACTGTATGGGTTGCTGTATGGTAATCATATCAGGAACCTTCGGTATCGATACCTACTGTTCCTACTGTAGTAAACTTATCAATACGATAAGTTCCAGGCTCTGTGATTGTAAAGTGTTTCTGGACGCCAGACAGTCTAACTTCAACTGCTGATTGACTTGGATTGATACGGGATGTAAGCGGCTCGGCTGTGGCATCACTGTTTATAACCATGACAATACCGATCATCTCGGCACCGTTATTACCATACGCTTTAACACCCACGGCAGAAGAAACCGTAAATTCTAAACCAACTTCTGCTGCTGTTTTTGGTGCGATATACTCACTCATGTTTTTCTCCTTGTTGTGTTGTGTGGTTTATGTTCCACGGTTACTACATTTTTACAGTTTTGTCAATTAACCAACCGGTTAAATTTCCGGTTATATCGACGCTGTATCTCTCTGATCTGCTTATCGAGGCGTTCAACGGTGCTCTCTCTTCCTGAATCTTCTGCAGTTCGTAACTTCTTGCGGAGTTTATTTAATCGCTTTTCTGTGGTATCGGTTACTGATATCATGTTGTAGGTGGAGTCACGTTTAATCTTACGACGATCTGAGACAGTATCAGCAGCCTCATATCTACGATCTGTTATCTCAACTCGTTTCACGTTCTCTTTGTATATCTTACCGTCAACATACTCAGATGTGGAGCCTGTAAATTTCCGCACAAACGGCACGTTACGAACCTGTGCATCACCTGTAAATGCTTTATACGGCAACGTTGCAACATCTGTTATGAATCGACCTGTTGCCCCCGTGAACGTTCCCCATACATTCTCAAGTGTTGCTGGAGAGATATCGACTAGACCGCCCTCGATCTTATCACCACCTGTCAATGTGTTTAACGTGCGTGAGATACCCTTTGCCGCCGGGTTAACGCTGTTCCAGTATCGTTCACTGTCTGGTTTACTCATGCCATAAGGATTAGGCGCGGGCATGAGATCGCCACCAAACCAGTTCTTGTTCTCACCGGACTGAATTATAGGATCTAGAGCCGTAGGAGCCATCGTCTGAAAAATAGTAGACGATGCAACAGGATTAAACGCGTTCAATACTGTTGTTGTCATTGACATTGCGCCTTTCATCGTTGAATACCCCTGTGGTTGTCTCACAGCAGTGGATATTTCTTCACCGAATTTATAAAACACATTCAGGCCATATGCCAGTGGAAACTTAATATACTCACCCTTGGTTCCAGGTTTCATCCAAATCATGTTACGCTCAAACAATGCAGGATTGCTACGTCGCAGCTTGTCATAATATGATTCTCCATCGTCATCATATCCACCAAGCAGTACACTAAGTACACCTTGTGCCATCCCAGCACCAACAACTCCGGCGGCAATTTTCTGTACCTTCTTGGATTTACCAAGTGCCTGTATCATACGAGCATTCCCGATAATTCCGGCATTAGCAAACATATACAAGCTATTTGCCGTTGGCCCCCACTTACCTGATCTATTGAAATCAACTGTCAGATTAGCGACGTTCTTTGCGGCCATTTTCTTAGACTGTCCATTCTCAACAAGGTATCTATATGTGGATAATCTAACACCGTTCTCAACAGAAGTGTTCATTGCTTCAATAAAATCCAGTGTAGCCTTACCTTTCATTTTAAGAGCTGACTTATCACCTTTAATATATGCAAGGTCTGTTTCAAGCTTCTTAGCAAGATCCTCGATGGTTTCATACGATTCAAGAAACGATATTTTACCACCGTTTTTCTTCATATCGGCCCACCATTTACCCCACTCTCCAGAATCCTTACCCCGTTCTGAAGCGTATATTCCCTTAATCGCCCCTGTTACACCTTTGAGAACTTCCTTCTGACCACCTTCACCACCTTCGGTATCTTCAAGCATAACACCAGCTATCTGGATATCTCGTGTAAAGTTGCTGATTACAAACTCAGGATTGTACGTGGTGTTTAGTTTAGCGAGGAGCTGATTAAGTTTTCGTGATGCATTTAATATTGGACCGAGATCACTTATCTTCGGTAGTAGAGATTCAACAAACCGCATACCTTGCTTGTCATCAGTATCGACCTCCATGATATACGTCTCACCGTCAACCTTCATCCGCCACTGATTTGCATCAAGCTCGTGTTTAGGTTGTCTGATAAGATTTCCATCGTTATCATACGCTGGTGCAGTTGGTTGTTTCGATAAGCTAAGTCCCATCTCAGGGTTATTCAGCGCCATGTCATATAGGATCTTTGCGCCATCAAGTCTATGTTTCCGCTCGATAGCAGCTTGAGCACGATCAACTATATGGGGTATCACATTTTCAACAGCAGATGTGGATCCGTATTCTGTCTTAATCGGTGAACCAATGGAACCAAGTGATTGCAATCCAACTGGTGCTTTAGTAGTCTCAAAATCCTGATCTTCACGATATAACGGCACGTCTTTTTTATATGGTCTGGTTATGTTATCATATTCTCCCTGTGTGATTTCACCAGCCTCAAGATTCTTCAGTAACGCGTTCTCATTAATCTCACGCCACGACTTAGCAATCTTTTTCATCTCTGGTGATGCCAACTCATCCAGCTTGGTTTCAGCTTGCTCATTGGTGAGTCCTGACAGGCGGTCTTTAACATCTTCCCATTTATCAATAACGTTTTTGCGCATTTGAAGTCTATCTTCTGCGTTCTTCAGTAGCTTTAGAGCATGGTCAGTTTTGGCTTTACCTCGCTGAACATCGAGACTATCTTCCCATTCCTGCACACGACCCTGCATAGAATCCATAACATCTATATAGCCGTCACGTTTATCATCAATTTCAGCAAGGGTTAACTCGGAGTTGTGTTTCGCATCGAATATCATATCCTTAAATTCAGATGCTTCTTTATCGGTCATTGCGTTGGTGGTATTTCGTATGAATCCCATAGCCCGGACACGTTTCATCTGAATGTTACGTTCAGATGCATGGTCAGCCCATAGATAATCACCAACCTGCTTGATGCTTAAGTCAGCATCCGCCATGGTTTTTAACAATGGGTCGATCTGGGTATCCTTCAACAGTGTTACTTCATCGGCAGACTTACGACCAGCAACTCTACGGTGTAGTAGATAGTCTTGGGACTCCTTCAGCTTGCGTTTTGCACGTCCTTGAATGCGCTTAACAGGTACGAGTCGATCCCATAATGTCGTCGCGATCTGATCTTTTTGATCCTCTGTAATGTTGATATACGGCGCGATCTTACCCATGAATCCCAGCTTGCGTCTGGTGGCAGGTGTTGCTGCTGTTGAATAACGAACACCATCAGATTTACCTACAGCCTTACCCTGACCAGCAAGATAACCCTCAGCCATAGCAACCATATCATCAGGATGCAACATGCTTGTTGGAAATCCGACAGATACTAACGCCCGGCGGATGGCACCAATAATACGCTTGTATAGTGGCAGTTCCTTATTGGCATTGTTGGTTATGAAATACATGATCTGTTCTTCAGCAACGTGTTCTGGCTTGGTTCCTTCAGGAACTCTTGCTCTTGCTTCGTTAACAGCTTTACCGGTAGCAGTATCCTTACCTGAGTGACGTTCAAACGTTTTAAGAATACCACTCCATCTGTCACCTGTAAAAGCAGCAGGGAGGTGGCTATGACCAGCTTCGTGGAGTAGTGTCTGATATGCGTTACCTTCCGCAATGTTACCATCCACCATGTAGATAGTTCCGTCAGGCATTGTAAATGCTTCTATTTTGCCATCCTTGGAATACCTTGCTTCGATTGTTACATCAGAGTCATCAAAGATTACATAGTTGAAGTTCTGGTCTTCTTTATTTCTGGTTGCCCCATCAGCGTATTTTATGCCTCGGATTCCGATTTTTGACAGAAGTTGAGACGCTTCCGCTTTGCCGCCTAATGCTCTTTCTAGGCCGTTATAGAGAGTCGATCCGTCGTGAAACTCTTGTTGCTGCTTTATTTGATACGTGACATCGTCTGCCCAAAGAGCTTTCTTTCCGCCAAAACCTACTAGGAGACTTTTAAGCCTGACCTTGTTTTTTATCTTCCCAAATGCACCCATTACCTCTTTGCTCTGCTCACTAAGCGGTTTGTCCCACAAAAGATACTCTTCTTCTTTTGGTGCAAGCTTTACTTGGTATAATTTCCCCGACGAATCAAGTGCTACACCATCCTCTATTAATGAGATTGCTTCATCTACATTCTCGAACTCTTCACGCATATCCCTAATGAATAAACTATCTGGCTTTGCACCACTTTTAATAGCCCTATCTGAACGAGCCTTTATGTCTTTTTTCTGTTTCTCAAGATCAGCGATTCTCTCTTTATTATTCTTGAATGAATCATCAGACAATGAAAGTAACGCTCTAACCATTGGCGATCCTGTTATCATATTATCAGCAGGATACCTTGAGTTACCATCTTTCGTTATTAGCCCTCTTGCACCAAGTTTTTTACGATACCACTCAGCAACATCACGACTTTCAGCAAAATATAACCCATGTCCATAAGCCTGTGCGCCTTCACCTGTGCCGATCTTGTCGGATGAAAATTTATCAACCTCATGTGGTGAACCATGCCATGCTGTCATAAACCGGGCATTAATACCATCAAGTATACCCTGTATCGCATCAGGTGATATAAACTTGACCAGACCGCTTGCAGTAATACCGTCTAGGAACTCCTGTCCCTTTTTATCGATTATTTCCTGGCTGTTGTTTGCTGGGGTTTTGGTTTGTTTGTTTCTGGATTTCACATCAACAGGTTTCTGCCCCTGCTCACCAACAGCACCAACCTCGCCAAGCCGGTCATTAAACGCCTTAACCTCATTGAACAGACCACGAACAAAACTCCGAACCTTCGAGTAAGCCTTACCGAGTGCTTTACGCATACCTGATATAAACTTACCAAGATTCATACCATCGGTGTAAACAGTCTGTGCAGCTTCAGCAACATCGATAGTCTTCCCGGTTTCATTATCTGTTACCTGTGTTGGTATGTTATCATCAGCAATTGAGAATCGTGGCAGAGCGGCTTCTGCTTCTGCTTCTGCATCCTTGCCTTTCTTTTGCATTGCTTGGAGTTTTGATACTCCGGCTGTCTGTAGTTCTTCGCCACCATCTCTTGTGGTTTCAGGATCGGACATTATCTCGTTCATAATATCCTCGTACTCAGCCTTAGAGCCTTCAGCCCATTCCTCACCTGTCTTTTTACGACTTACCCAAAACGTGGATTCAGACTTACTATCTCTCCATGTGCTGCCTATCCCGTTGTCTTTTAGTAGCGGAAGAGTTTCTTCTTTTATCTTTTTCCTGATAGCCTGACGGTCATAATATGCAAGGCCAAGTTCCTGTTGCAACTTCACATGCTCTATTGCGGCCTGTTCGAGTGTTTGATCGGGATTAGTTGACGCACTACTCACAACATCAGATGTCGGCTGAACATTCAGCGTAACACCCTTATCGTAATCATATTCCAGTAATCCATCGTCTTTGTACTTCTGACGAATCTCTTTTCTCAGCTTACGACCAGCAGCATTAAGTGATATTATATTCTTACCACGTTCTGGTCTTGATATCTGATACTCAACACCGTTTGCCGTAACTATAATTGAATCAGTGCCAGCCTCATCGAACAGTCTTCGTAAATTCTCCTTGTTAACAGCTACGGACTCGATAGCGTTCTTAAACTTCACGTATGAATCACTTGCGTAATCAATAATTGCTTCAGTGTTACCCGGTAACGATTCGTTCTGTTCGGTGATCGTTTTATGTTTCTTCGGATCTCGTCTTTCATTCTGGAAATCTCTAGCTGTTCCTTCGGTTCCATCTGCCTTGGTTTCGATGGTTCGTCGCTTTGATACTGTAGGCGCATCGGGAGTTTCATCCCCTAGATAGACTGTGTTTTGTTCCTTACCCGTGGCTATACCACCCTCGACAGGCCGAATATCCCCATCAGACAATCCGCCATCGCCAGGTTCTGCGGTTGGGGCTCCACTTCCTGCAACTTCACCCTCTGGTGCCTTACCCCTGACTGCTTCTCCTTTCTCGTCTGCCTTCTTGGTCGCTTCAACTGGTTTACCATCTATTGGATTATTAATCCTCAACAACTCAGCTTTCTGAGGAATACTTAGGCTACCCATACTTTCGATATCTTCATCGCTCAAAATATACCGACCAGACTTCATACCATCTGCAAGGATCTTGAAATCTTCGGGAGACTGCTCATTAACCGGTGCAATTCGAGCCGCATCTTCAGCTATATCAAACTCTGCTTGCTGTTCCTCAATAGCATCGGATACAGCATCTTTTTTTAATGCAGTTTGCTCCCATGCTGTGACTAACTCTTTCGCATCAGCGTATCCAAGCTGTGTTGCAATCTCGTCAATCTGTTGACCGTCATTCGTGAACAATCCAGCCTTGCTTAATTCTTTATACGTTTCGGGAGAAAACATCTGTTTCACAGATTCAATGTTGATACCACCCATAGTCTTAGCTTTTTCCATAGCCTGACGATGTGGATCGGAATCAGCAAGCGCAGTTGCTTCTTTCTTACTTGGCTTAAATACAGGCTGTTCAGTTACTTCAGTTTCGGTATACCCTGGAACCTGTTGAACACCAGACAGTTTAATAAATTCAGCTTGTTTCTTTGCTTCGAGTGCTTCCGCTTTACCTACACGTTTTTTATCCGCAACGAACGCATCACGATACTCAATCTCTTCAGGAGTTAACGGTTCACCAATACTTGTTTTACGAAAAACTTCCTCAGCAAGCGGCTCATTCATTAGGACAGTCTGTTCTCTGGTGGGTTCTGTCTGTTCAGTCGCATCTGCCTTGGTGTCAGCAGGTGTTAGCCCGAGATCGGCCTGTAACTGTTTTCCTTCTGTTCTAATTCGAGCACGATTCTGGATATCTGCCAGGTTATCAACTGCTACGCCACCAGTGATATCGTCCACTGTTCCGGTTATAGAAGCAGTATTTATATTACCAGCGCCAACAGGTGCGAACTGTTCATCAATACCCTGGAACTGACCTACAACACCGGACGCTTGACGTATCTCATTCGCTTCCACAACGTTCTTAACAGATTTGAAACCATCGTTGTCAGTTGTATTCTCAAGCTCTGTTGCTGTTGCGTCTGCTTGTTCTGGGGTTGGTGCCGCTGGCAACAAACCCGTCGACATAGAGACACCGCCACCCACAAGAGCACCGGTCGCTATAGAGTTAAGTATCTGACTGATTGATTCCTTATCTGTAAGTGAGACAGTAGGATCGTGATACTTACTATTTAAAATGCTAACTACTTCCTGAGCGCCCTCGGTAGTACCTTCACGAACAACGCCCTTAAATCCTTCAATACCTAAGCGCTTAAGAGTGGTTCCGGCCATTCCGTTCATGGCCTTACTGAGAACGCCACCAACACCAAGCAATTCTAACGACCCTGCAGCAAGCCCGGCAATTGATGTGGTAAGAGCATTTACATTCTCAACTCCATGCTTTTTTGCCTCCTGCCCCCACATTCCCCCAGCTTCCATCGTGCCAGCAGTCATAACGATACCGGCGTCAGTAAATCGTTTTGCAACCTGTTGTTCAGCTACATTTAATGCGACGCCCTTCTTTACCTTATTATTTACAGCAGCCTTTACCACTGACGGTAACGCTTTTTTGAGACCAGCAGACAGAACTCCACCACCAACAGCCATACTGATTAGGGTTGGAATCTGTTCACCGAACGCACCCTGCGCCCAATCGACAGCCTTTCCGAACTCCCAGCCTATGTCCTCAATCTTTTCAACTTCTCCAGGATACTTCGCGGCCTCGGCAGTACTCTTTTGATACCGGTCAAAACCTTGATCTCTGAGCTTGTCCAGACCTGTGGCATCACCGAACAGACCCAAGGCACCACCAGCTATTGCCTCGACCTGATGCCCACCAGCATATAGACCACGCTTGAAGTCGCCCATTTCCTGATAGTTTTTTAACGCTTCTCCAGACAGTTGAGACTCGCGTTCGCTTACTTCAGGCAATGAATCATACCCATAGTGATTTAAAACTTTATTCTTATCGGAAGAAGGTAGTGCGGAAAACTCATCTGAATCGACAAGTTCATCATATGTAATCGGCATAGTATATCCTGTGTTATTTTAGTCTTCAGGTTCTGGACATATTACAGTTCTTTGAGAAGTTTTTCAAGTAGCTCCTTGTCACCTGAGTTTAATGCCTCATCAATAGCATAAGCAAGCTCGATATATTCAGGCATTGCTAACTTTTTAGCGGCTTCCGGTGGTAGCCCTGCTCGTTTTGCGAGATCACGTGCGGCAAGGCCAGATATAATCGGTTTGCCACCTGACGCTTTACCAGATGACCAATTCGAGAACTCCTTGAGTTTACCCATAATACTACGCCCCTGGGCATCAGCGTTTAGCTGAGATCGTGCATCACTCAATCTCAGCTCTTCAATTGCCGACTCATCACCTTCCGCAGCACGTCGAACCAAGGATTCTTTGTCCTGCATCTGTCCGATAACACCATCCGGTTTAACCTCAATAGGCGCTGGTTCCTCAATAGATTTACCAGTACGCTCAATCGTCATACTTTCAGGTAACGGAGGAGTACTACCCTTGCCAAGAATTGCAATCGCGGCACTCGGTGAATCAGCGTCAATCATTCGAGGCTGTGTTTCTGGCGTTTCAGGAGCACCTATTTGTCGCATAATATTTACAACACGCGGATCTTGATCGTAACGAGTTTTCGCCATTTCAGCTACTTTTTCAGCACGTGCATCCTTATCGTCGCGCCAGCCAGCCTCCTCAACCTGTGTTTCCGCCCAATCAAGATACTCCTGTTTCACGTCTTTTAATACAATCTGAAAATTCTTCATATCTGTACCACTGATCGTCTTCCCACCGGACTTACTAGAGCGACCGGTTGCATCAATACCCGCAACCGTTTCACGACCGGCACGATTAAGAGCACCTTCAGAAGCAGTACCCGCTTGTTTGGCGTTTTCAACAGCAAGTGCCGAGCCATACTTGGCATCACGATCCTCAACAGCCCACCTTCGATCCTCGGTGCGTAATCGATTCGCTGTTTTTTTCTTCATGTCGGCAGCTTCCTGCGCCCACTGTTGCTGCTTGCCTTGCAACCAACCCTGAGAGCCACCAACCATCAATGACCCGACAACACCTCGCCAATCAGTCCCACTGCTTCCAGTGTCTGGTGTGCCATACACCGACTGATAACCTTCTTCGTAACCTTTTCTACCTGAGGCATTTTCAGCAGCTCTAGCATATTCATCTTCGTATGCGCCCATTATATTACCCCTTGTTGTGGTGGTCCTTGTGGCTGTTGTGGCTGTTGTGGCTGTTGTGGCTGTTGTGGTGGCTGTTGTGGACCACCGCCCTGTTTACCGTTGACAGCACTCTCTATAACCTGACCGGCATACTGCGATGCTTCCTGCAGCTCTTCAGGAGTTGGGGCGGGTATTCCAGCCATCTCCATCAAGTCGGACATCTCTTCAATAGCTCGCTTCAAACCCTTGATAACCAAGTTGAAGTGGGGTTTCCTGCCGGTCTGCTCTTCGCGTCTAGTCAGTACCGTCATAACAAGAACACCAGCGGTTTGCCCAAGAGCAGCAGCAATATTATCACCAGCAGTAAGCGCGTCAAGTATCTTCTCCGGTTGTCCCTCGGAGTAAATCATCCGCATAATATCATTAACAAACTGTGATGCTTCCTCTACGTTCTGAGGATACGTTCCACCCTGTTGCTGTTGCGGTTGTTGACCCTGTTGCATATTATCAATCATTCCATTGCTCATCGGTAGCTCTCATATGTTGTGGGTGTCATTTTACCCTGTCTGATGACACCCCCTGTTACTGCATCTTTTGGTCGAGCTTTTGGTGCAGATGGAGCAGATGGAGCAGATGGTGTCGACGGTGTGCTTCGTGACCCCCAATAATCATTGTAAGCTCTTGTCGTTGCATCAGCATAATCTGGCTGATTCGGGATCATCTGCGCCAACGTTTGCCCCTGTCCTGTCGCAGCATATGCGTTGTCGTATGCTACTTGTTGCCCCTGCCCCTGCTGCATCTGCATGGGATTATTCCGAGTCCACTTAGGATCACTCATAAAATCACCAACACGTTTTGATACATCAGCCATGTCAGCAGGCTTGAATGCACTTATCTGCTCAGGTGTATACATCGTTCCGATGATGTTTCTGATTAAATCCTGACCATACGTGTTATTCATCAGGTTTCCTAAAACTCCGTTATTGTCCATTTGTCTGTCCTCGTTTGTTGTTTTAATTATAGTTGTCTTCACCGTCACCTGGCCCATTATTTTGATCACCATCGCCAGTTACCCCACCAAGTCCGCCCACAGTATATCCATAATCTGAGTATTCTCCTGGGCTATTGTCTACTACTCCGTAATTTTGTTCATGTGGATTATTAGCTGTTTGTTCTGCCATTGACGATGCATTGGTGTTATTCTGTTCATGTGGATTATTAGCTGTAGCTGACGCAACACCGTTATTACTTGGTGTATCGACATTCATACCAGTATTATTCGAGACATTCGGGTTGGTGAATGTATTTGGAGACGTTGTACCTCTTGCATTAGGTGTGAATCCTGACTGCATATCAATATCATTGGCAACTATTCCGGCAATATCACCATATCCGTAACCCTGTCCAGCCAGGGCATCTCTATTCATTTCATGGGTTCTGCTGTTTAGCATATCACCTAGGAACCCACTCTCAAGTGAATTTGCACCAAGCATAGCACCAAGGATACCACCCACAAAACCACCAATCGGGCCACCCACAGCCATGCCCGCCAATGCACCAACAGCAGCCGGTGCAGCCTTCGTTGCAGCATATCCATAATTTGCGTAGTTACCACGATTCGACTCATCTATCATATTCATACCAGTACTAATCATATAGCCGGATATGGGACTCAACACTCCAGCCTGGTTAAGTGCAGACTTCCCAACAGTAGATGCAGCACGGACTCCAATATCTTCAGGAGCCTTACCTCTTACAGTATCGGTGACAGCACCTGAGATTGCAGCTGTTCCACCAGGGACACCTGTGCCAATCTCAGCGATCCCCATGGCGATACCTACACCCTTCTCAACCATACCAGCAACAGTGCTGCTCATATCAACAGACATTGATCCCGGTGTTGATGCTGATGTACTAGGCGTTCCTTGCATGGAGCCTATCATACCAGTTGGGGATGTCGAATCACCCTCTATACGTGTGATATTATCAGCCATAGCCTATTACCATTTCCCCAAATTACTGGTGGTCGCTTCAACTACCTTTTCCTCTTCTGGTGGCCCATCATAACCACCCATCATACCTTCAGCTTGACCAACCATCGCTCTTGATTTATCACTCGCACTTTCATCCATCAAATACTGACCGAGCATCCCGAGAGCACCACTGATCGTCTTCCCACCAACTGGTGTGTTTATAAAATCACTTGCTGTATCCCATGCATCTCCCGCAAAGTCTCCTACCTTTCCCCAGATACTTTCATCGTCGTAACTAACATCCCACCTATCATCATCAACATAAAACGAAGAGGACAAGCTATCTGTTACGGTACTAAAACCATCTGAGCCTGGATTGTCAGCGTTTGAGTCGTAGGTTATGGTACTAAAACCATCTGAGCCTGGATTGTCAGCGTTTGAGTCGTAGTTAGAGACACTCGAATTACTAAACTGTCCCGCGTTATTTGAAGTGTCCTCATCGTCAGCAAACCAACCAGCGGTTGTATCAGTCACTGTATCCCATGCATCTCCCCACCAATTATCTCCCATATCTATCTCCTTATGATAATGGAACGCCTAAGAAGCCACTAAATGCACTACCAGAAGCGTTAATAACGTTTTCAATATTTGTTTGACCTGTCTGAGTCCATGACCCGTCGTTAATTCCGGCACCCATCGTGGCCACCTGAGTATTAACAAGATCACCCCATATCTTTGCCATCATCTGTTGATTGGATGCGGTAATATTTGCAGCAACAACATCTCGCTGCAAATCATCTCCCATTTTATCAAGAGCAACAACTGTTGCTCGATCGACATCAGCGGTTGCAACTGGTAGTGCAGCGTTAAACATATTGTTCTGAACGGCGGAAACAGTACCCTGAGTATTCAGCAATCCAAGCGAGTTCTGTTGACGTTTACCGGCGGTCTCTGCCGCAATCATCAACGGGGAATCTTCACTGGTGTATTGACCCATCTGGGTTGTCATATCCATATCTGGCGTGACATAATCAGTCCAATTCTTCCGTGGCGCAACTGTGGGCGCAACTGTGGGCGCAACTGGAGCGCTTGGAGCGCTTGGCGCGCTTGGCGCCTTGTTATGGAGACCAGCCTGTTCGTCTGTTATCCACTTCACAATAGATTCATTTGATTTACCAGCCGCAAGTTGGTCATTCCATATCTGTACTGTTTCTGCCGTTTGTCCCATTATTGCCACCCCTCTGAGAAATCGTAATCAAGGATATCTTGTGCTGTTTTTGCCGAATTATCATACATTGCTTTTAACATTAACTGATGAACCACCCTGTTGTCAAAGTTCCAGGAGAATCTATCAAAATAACCCTTTGCAAATATCTTAAACTCATCACAGGTGTAAGGTACCGCGACATCCTCTTCAGTTAACCACTTCCCCGTAAGGGAGCCGGTGACAGGAAACGTTGGGATACTTGCAGATCCGATATACAAAGCACACTGCCCAAGAACACCCTCAACATCATTCTTTGCTGAAGCGTCTGATTTGTATGTCTGCCCGTTGTAAGGGAATGGTTTCTCGTTCTCGGTGCGTTTCTTTGTCTCGATGGCTGCTGCTTGTGATTGGTAAGCTTTGTTTCTGTCCTCATCCGCTATAATAAGATTTATCTCTGTCTGTGATTTGGCTACCGGAACTCCACCAACTTCAACATAAAAGCGTACATCTGTTGAATGTTCTGGAGGTGTTACGTTCCAATGTTGAGGTGTGCAGGTTCCGGTGATCTCATCGGTTCCTGCTGTTGCTGCTCTATTGTATCCTGTTACTGTGTGATCTGGTTTATATGCGAATTTCATATTGTTATCTCCTTTGTTATCGTTTTAGAGTTACTTGAGGTACTGCCATGCTGTTAGTTCCACTATCAGTCTTCATAAATAATGCTGAACTTATCGGTATCTGTCTTAGAGCAAAGGCTGCGCCGCTGTAACCATAAGTAACGAATATGTCAGTGATAACTGTATACCCCATTGTGAATGTCACGACATTCACAGCATCTTTAGATATGCTAATGCAACTGTTATACACATTAGAAGCAGAACAACCAATATAAACCTCATCTACCCTGCTAACAGGAACAATAGGAGACAAATCTATAGGAACATATGTAGTTGAAGTAAACCCAGAAACAAATGTACACTTAGATGCCTGAGCAAATGCGTAAGTATCTCCATTCATAGCGAAGTCGCATACCTCACCAGCGCTATTAGTCCTTACAAACCCAATCCATCGCAAAGCAGTGACACTACCAGCCAGCAACGTAGTACCTTCAACATTAGTATCAGTCTTAACCAACCCATCATCACAAAGGAACAAGTTGTATATCTGATTAATTGTAGTCCCTATGGCAACCGCTTGAGAGGCTGATCCAGTGAGTAGCGTAGTGTTCAAGCTGTCATAGCAGATACCAGCATCTACCGTGATACTATTAGCTGACGTGTAACTGTACTCAAGTCCATACATATCACCTGTAACGTATGTGTTCCCTGGGAGTGGGTAGAGCTTGTTGTCGTGGATTATTGGGCTTGTCTTTATTGCGTCTAGTTGCCATATCTTAAGGTCTGCGTAAACCTCAACCCCTGTGGATGCACCAGTTCCAAACGCCCTGCCAAGTCCTTTAGTTGCGAGTCCTGCTTCGATAAATGATACTAGTTGAATATCAGTAGATGAAGCTAAAGTTATACGACCCCCGACAAAAGAGGTAATATTTCCTGTGTCATTCGCCCCTCTTAATAATTCTGTTCCCGTAGATGTCTCCACTATAGTTCTTACGTACGGACTTGAGTACCCTACAGCAGAACCTTGAATATAGTACTCTCCTGCCGGCAGTGTGACTAAATTTGATGATAATGAAGCTCCAATTATCTCATTGCTACCTAACACAGTATTAAGTGTTCTATTATTTCTTCCAGTTACACTTGTACCACCGTTTACACCGTCAGCCTTCTGATCTTGAACATGCATCATAGGAGAATGTTCGTATTGCCCGCCTGTCTTAAAAAAATCTGTTAATCTACTCATTACCAGCTACCTCCTGTAATCCAAGACAAGAAATCATTCTCATCAAATTTGATATAACTATATTTATTGTGAAATTTCATATGACACTCCCTACATAAGCAGGCACCATTGTCAATATCAAGTCTCAGCTCTATATTGGCTGAAAATGATTTAATATGATGCGCAACCAGATTATCAGCACAACCACACTTAACACAAGTGTGGTTAGATTGGGCCTTAACACTTAACGCCCATTTTTTATATTTTAATGATTTACGTATTTTCTGGTTATCGGAAGTAATGCCACCATTCCAATTGTGGTTATTCTCGCCAGATACACTATCGAGATGCATACAACCACAAGACCGTATAGATCCGTTTCTCAAGCCGTCACTTCTTGCAATAGTTGTTTTACCACAAGAACATACGCACTTCCAGTAAGCTGCTCCATTGCCTGACCTTTTCTTTGAACTTTTATAGACAGTCAATCGTCCAAATATTTGCCCTACGATATTGTCAACAAGAGTATAGCACCCACAAGATATTGTTGCATTATTTGTTAGATGGCAAGCTCTAACTGTCTTCGTATTACCACAATCGCACTTGCACAACCAAATAACCCCGTTCTTTCTAACACCAGTGTCATGTATAACGACAAGCATTCCAAAACGTTGCCCCAATATATTGTTAACTTTTCCCATTACCTACCAATTCCCGCCAGTAATTACCCATCCGTTAGTAGCGTCAGCATACGTAGCAACAATAGATGACCCATCAATATCAAGAATAAAGTTCTCGACTAACCCCATAAACTTTTCAGAACCACTAGTAATAACTGTAATACTATTGGTTCCACAGTTTTGAGATACATCGTTTATACCCACACTCTCGCCAACAACACCAGCAGGAAGATTTACATTCCTAGCAGCAGTGTCAGTATAAGTAAGATATCCAATACTAGCTACAGCGGTAACATCACCAGAGGCACTAGCCTCCCATGCCATTCCACCACCTGCTTTTATTTCCACCCAATCAGCAGAAACACCAGGCTCACTCAGCGTAATATCAACGACATCAGCAATCAGCATCCAGTACTTATCATCATTCGAAACCGATGTAGGGATAACATGAGCGCCTGTCTGGTCTGACCACTCCCCGATGAAGTTACTTGACGCCAGACACACACCTTCGCTTGATGCAGCGTTCGTCTCACTCGTTGCCGCATTTGTTTCACTTACGGCAGCGGCAGCGGCACTGTTGGCAGCATCTGCAACGTGAGATGTGATTGATGTTATCTGGAAAAACGTTCCGGTATAAATCACCTCGACTATATCATCAACATAAATATAGTCAGCAGGTAACTCCATCGTTGCTGATGCCTTGAGTGCAATCACACCCAGACCATCAATATCAATTGTTGATGTACCTGTGTTTGTAGTCGTCGCAACAAAATTAACTTTCATCCCGGCAACATATGCCAGTGATGCTATTCCCAACGTAACGACATAAGCATCGGCAACACCGGAATCAACACCATGTGTAATCGCACCATTCCGAATATCTACCGCACTTGTCGCCTGTCCTAGTTCGGTAGGGCTGCCAACATAGCACGGCCCGAAGAATCCCTTCTTACCGTCATCATGTGGAGCCGGAAGCATGTCATAATTGCTTCCCAACCCACTAACTCTGCTATTGATGTCAGCACCACGCGCTTTGGTATGCTCAATCAAGCTGGGAAATGTTTGTGTCCAGTTACCTTCTGCCATTTATCTTACCTCTCCCCGTCCTGAGAATCTTGTTGTTATTGATCGTACATTCCACGAAGCACCACCAACGGAGCCGATTACTAAACCAAGTCCTGGGGTTGTACTTCTCAATCGTATTTTATACATTCCACCTGTTGGTGATTCTGACCAGTAGAACTCATCCCAATTCACTTCACCCCAGATACCACCAGGCAAATCTACCTGGACATTTGTCTCATTTACATCTGTACGCTCAGGAGAATACATATCATAAACAGGCTTCACCCCGATCATCACCCCAGAGTCTTTCGTTTCAATTTCAAGAATTACATCGTACCAGCGTTTTTTCATCCTGGGCGAACCCATGTGATTCCATGGCAATGCGTAGAATGCTACTATATCATCACCATCAAATGAATCCCCAGCATCCATCTGATAAATATATCCGTTATCCGAGTAGAAAAATACATGATCCTTTTCGACAGTCGTATCAGTCAAGAAACGATCTGAGCGAACAGAAGCCGTGCACCCTCTTACGGTCAGTGGATATTCATCAACACTAAATCCAACCACTGAATTTATACCGAACTTCAAGCGAACAGTTGTACCGTTCGAGAAAAACATCCTGTATTCTTTCTTGTTCCTAAAAACAACCGATGTAACGAACGATTCTTTGAGCCCGGATATTAAATCCCTGATAACCTCATCAGCCTGACCAGCTTCAAAATCACCGAACTTATCAGTAGGTTGAATCAGTGTGACACCACCATCGGAGATACAGATAGGAGCGACTGCATTCTGCAGAGACCATTCCAGCGCACCATAATCAGATGCATAAGGCTTAATCGCATAGTATCCGCTGTCAGTAGGGTATATAATTGAGATAGAATTTCTTGCAAATGATAGCGCGGTTCCACCAGGACTTGTTATAGCCCCGACAATCGTATCGCCCATCGCCCACTCATCAGACCCACGCACATTTTCCCACGTTCCGAAGACATCACCAAGTGGTGACAGTAGCCACGACCCAAGCTTAGAGACGAACGCTTGGAAATTCATCATAAATATATGACTCGGTGTATCGTCTTCAAGACCAGTACGAATCTGCAGGTATGTTGTACCGTCAAAACTAAACATATAATTGGCACCGTCAACACCATACATATTTAGAGTATCGGCAGATCCGCTGAAATTATAGTTCTTAAATTCATAACGACCATCAGTATTCAAGACGATCTGTGTTTGATCAGTAGTTGCAACGGCCGTTGCACCTGCACCCGTACCAGCAAATGTCAAGGTATCGGTATCGGCAAACGTTCCACCAGTGATATTTGATACTGTAATAACCCCGATAGCCAGATTATCAGTCCACCCATCGGCAGCGGCATTAGTCTTTTGTATACCAACAACATCAGCAGTAGCTGTCCCGTTTGTTACGGTGTCTCCAACAGCCGGGATGTCAGATGAAGTCACTGCTGACCCAGTGTCAAACTCAATCTCACTGGGAAATACCACAACAACCCATCCAGCGCTTGAAGATTCATACATAATCCCGTCACGAAACGCATAAACATTTCCCTTATATGACCAGACACCATTAATGTCACCAGTACCAGTAACCTCTCCGATGTAACTCCTAGCAGCGGTTACAGCACGATCTGTATATGTTTTGGTATCTTCAATTGTTTCGGCGGCAGTCAGGACATCAAGTGTACAGATGTTAACTGCAGCAACAGTTAGAATATCAGTTGCCGCGACAGTACCAACGGCAACATACAACCATATGACCTCAGAATCAGATTCATAATCATCAAGTATAATTCCTGAGCCAGTTGGTCCGGTGAACTCAGCACCCGATACGGCTTCATTACTAAACGTTGCCTCATATGCTGTGTACTCTGCTAGATGTGGTCGAGGATGACCGTCAAAGCGTTCATAGCCGTCTGATCTTCGCCATCCTTTAGGCTCACCAATCTCGACGTTAGAACACCCGATCATTTGACCAGGAGGAATTGCTAATTTAGAGGTCTCGGTATTGAGACCTCCTTCTGGGAGGATTACTTGTGAAGAAGTTTTGCTAAACTGTATACCCTGCATTTGCTGAATACCTATTCGAGTGTTTCTGTTCGTAGAATTTTCCTGTCTTTCTTCCGCTCATCGATGGTTGAGGGAGACATTCACGATTCATCCGGTTCAGATATTGTTCAAATTCAACAGATCCAAACTGAAACTGCTCTGGTGAGTTGTCACTCACAGAATATTCATGCAACGCTTTGAATAAGATAATTTTGTGGAAGTGTTCAGGTGCTGCTGGTTCGTCTGTGTCAAGTGTGAGGACAACAGGGTTAACCATGTATTGGATATTAGCCTTATATGCCTTATCTGGCGTGGGATAGATAGTCACAACACCACGCTCTGTGGAGTAAAACTCAGGGATACCAATCAACGGAGCTGTCATGGTTTTATATTCCATCTCCGCCGGTGTTACCCAGGTCATATACTTAATGAACGTACCGTCTGTTTCTGTGAGGATCGTCCTACCGACAACGATTTCTCGGAGTGTTGGTAGCCCCATCTCAACAGGCGTGTATGTAGATTTATTAATCAGGGCGTTGACAGTGGCAGAGAATTGCATAAACGACCATCTTTCTTCTGTCTCCTGTATATGAACCCAAGCGTCTGCCAACCACTCGAACACAAGTGATTGGTCAGCCCCGGCCAACGCAATAGAAGTAGGCTCCGCATACCCTATTGCGCGACACATCTTTTTAGCAAGAGCTAAATAATTCACGGTGCTGAAGTCTCCCCAAGTATAGAAATCATTTCATTTCTTCGTTCTCGTTCGACGATCTTCTTACCGTTAACGGTATCGATCATGTCAACAGTCTTGCTGACAGCATTTCTAAATGCCGCTACCACACGAGCTGGTACTTTATGTTCGACACCTCGTTCGAGTCGCCATGACTTACCATTCACTTTACAAAACGCTTGTTTTGTAGCAAATTCATCACGGGTTTGAATCTCGATCTTGTACCACTTTTCAACAGGAATCTGTTCAGCAATGGCAATCAAGGCTATATCGTCAGCCTTCTGATCAAACGGTACATTCATCTCCATCAGGATATTGATTGCTTCGGTACGTGTTTTAACAACACGGGCAGTTTTGAGTTTATTTGCAGCTTTGGTTTTCGCAGCTTTCTGCGCTGGGGTGAGTTTCTTAGAAGGCTCTGTCACTACTTCAGCGTCTTTAGTCTCTTCGGTCATTTCTTGTGCTCCATTAAATAATATTAATCCACCTGTCCATTACAGTCAAGACAGGTGGATAGGTTAAATACTAAACCGCAGTAGCTGCGACCTCACCTCTGATCAGCCAAAACTCGGCTGTAATACCTGCTACGTAACTTGCTTTCCCAGAAATTCGAGTATGATCACTACTTCATACCCCGTTCACTTATGAACTGCTTACAGTTTCCTGCAAGATTGGACTATATCATCATCCGTTTATAGGATGGCTGGCACTTCCACATCGTTTGATGCGTACTCCCTGTCAAGGGATAGTCTCTGAACGTTCCGTTTTAACAACGGCTTCGCTGCTGATTGGCATAGTGTCTCCACCTTAGCGTTCCAGCAATTCACCAACTTATCAATTCCACATTGCTGTGGAATGGGGCCGAAATGAAGTTGACCCAACTGAACCCATTTGACCTAAACGATCTCCAGCACTTGGCATATTCGGCTGTACAATCATTGGCTGAATAGCGCCTTTCCCTTTAAGCCGGGTATGACCATATGCATGGTCTGCAAATGCAATAAATGGATAAACATCAGCAGAGGTTCCAGTAGTAGATACCATGGTTCCTTTAGCTGCACCAGCATCGGCCCAATTAGTAACGGTGGGTGAAAGGATTACACGAAATTTACCAACGGTTCCCTCCTCATAATTACAGATGCGATCCTGTGATGCATAAGCATCATATGGTTTCCAACCAGTAAGCGCCTGGAAATCCTTCAGGAGATCAGTATGACCAATGATTACATAAGATGCGGGAACAGTAACGGTGGCATAATTCTTACTACCGGTCTGTACTTTGCGGATATGCTTTCCTTTCTCGGCCATCAAAGAACGTTCGATACGTTGAATCATTGCATCGTTAACTGCAGTGTTGACTTCATCTCGGTCAGTACCATTCGAGTACTCAACATTAGAGCCACCACGAATAGCGCCCCAACATGCGAGTTCGATTATTTCTCCGGCTTGCTCACCGTTCTGTTCAGTAGCGTGCTGACGGACGGGGTCCTCATACTCGTCTTCACAGCGATCTGTAATCTTCACAAAATCACCATACTGCTTGAGAGTAACCTCAACATTGCTGTAAGTGATATCAGCACCAGCAGGTTCAACACCCTCAGTCAGTGCAACAGGATCACCATTACCATCAACGACCAGTGCTTTAACGTCCCAACGACGCATGGAAAGAATCTTACCACTGTTCTTTGGTAGTGAGTGAGAGTCGCCAAATATATTCAATGCTTGAACGGGTTGCGCATGTGCCAGCGTTTCAGCCTCGGCATATACATTTGTACGTTGCGCGACAGGCGCAACAGTTGTCATAGTCATTTTATTTCACCATAAGAGTAAAGTTACGAGATACCTAGATTGGCAAATACCTGATCGAATATAGCATCTTCGTTAAGTTTATCACTTGCACCAGTTGCAGGTGACGCTTGTTGTTTCGTTGAAATACCTTGGGCAGCTTGTGTACGTTTCTCACGTTTCTTAACTGTAGCCTCGGCAATCTCTGTGGATTCTACTTCCTGGGCAGCTTTACTCTTATAACCTGTGGCAGACTTGAAGACGTTTAAGATGTTGTTAATCTCGTCAGCGTTAACAGCACTCTTTACGTGGGTCATTTCTGCAGGGGTAAGCGTTTTCTGCCAGTTTACAAATTCTTCAGATTGCACAGTCTCTTGCAGGTAGGGGTGTGTTTGTGACACAATCGATGTCTGCTCTTTGAGGCGTTGCACTCTCTGCATTTCATTGTTATTTGTAGCCGTAGTTTCAAACCGATTAGCTAACTCAGAAATCTGAGTCTGCTGTTGAGTGATTATATCCTCAACACGACCAAAATCAGCTTCGGGAAATTCTTTTTTCAATTCCTCAAATGAATCAGTAAATACACCTTTGTCATCAATGACAGGCGCAAACTGTTTCGGCTTAATCAATTCAGCTTTGTTATCAAGTTTCTTCTGTAGTGCAGACTGAGAAGCGGCCTGACGCATTACTGTCTGTTGTAACTTGTCAATCTCCATCTGATCTGGAGTTTTTTCATCGACGACTTCAGCATCAGCAGGTGGATCCACCTTGTCATCAACAATAACAGTCTCTTCGTCACTCACTACAGCATTAAATGCATCATCAAAATCTTTATCACTCATCTATACCGGCTCCTCACCTTGTAGATTGAGAACACGTTCAAACGCTCTGAGTTCACTTGCATTAATCAGGCGTTCCTTATCTGTAACATCAACATCAATACACCGCTCAGTGCAGTATTTTATCTGTTCTTTTAGAAACTTCTGTACTTCATACCACTCGATAGCCCGCATCAGTGTTGTTTCGTCTTAGGGTTTTGTGATTCTATTAGAAATTCATTCGCCCGGTCATTCTCTTTCGCGGCAGCAGTCATGGTTATCTCACGCTCCTTGGCCTTCTGCTTGAATGCGAGTTCACCGACTTTACCCTGACCATCTCGTTCCATCTTCTCTCGCTCAAGTTCAAGTTTCATTACCGCAATCTTAGAATCAGCTTCTGCTTTCTGCTTCTTAAACTTCAATTCTTCTATTGCGAGCTGTGTTTTAGCCTGAGATTCCTGAACACCGACATCGATTTTCTTCTGTTCGTTCTGGGCTTCAAGCATATTTGCTTGGGCTTCTATCTCTTCCGGGGATGGTTGAGGCGGATTCTCTTCAGCCTTCTTCGCCATCTCTTCCTCTGAGAATGTAACAACTTTGGGATCAAACTGTAGACCACGAATAATTTGGTCATACATAGAATCCCAGTCAGTCTTTGCTGCAAAATGAGGATTACTACCAGCAATCTGCGACAGATTCATCGCGTTCATCATCTGTGTTTGTTTCAGCAGCAGCCTACTGGTACCATGAGCATTCGGGATAAACCTCCCGTGAACACCTTCAATTGGGTTATTTTGCATGGCGTCATCAATCAGACGACCAACCATTGGAATAGTTACAAAATCATCATAGTCTTTTATGATCCTACGCTGAGTTGCATTTGCAGCATTCATCAGTAATTCAAGCGATTCAGTCGCCATCCTGGATTGTTCAGCGGATATCTCACCACCGGCAATCTGCGGCAGTTGAGTCTCTACATCAGCAAATGCGAGTGCTGTTTGTAGTATAATCATATTCTCTTCAACACCAGATGGAACATTGAAGAAGTGAAACGCTTTACTCGGATCAACACCAGGACGTTTCATCCGCCACCCTTTGTTAGCGGTCATATCCAGAGTTACTTCACCATCAATTGGAATCGGTTCAACGATATTCGGATCATAAATCCACTGCGGTCCAACGGATAAATCAGCGTTATCATGTATACGATCCCACGAAGCGTTGACGTCCTGTTGCTGTTTTCTTATTAACCGGGGGACACCAGGAGATGCGAGGAAGCAAGTAGTATCACGATCATAACAGAATACTGAGTATGGTCGCTCATCTGTTTCGAGCGGATTAGGGCAGAACTTTAGCAACCTGCCTGATTCAGATACCCATGCAAGTATTTCAACATCAAATTCATTTTCGTCAAGATCATCCTCTTCAAATAGGTTTCCCTCACGTTCGGGTTCTTTTTGGCAGAGATCCTTAACCATATCAACTGGAACAGTCATGTGACATTTCCATATAACGTACGTTTCGGAACGATCATCAGCAGACGACTCATCACGAAGTTCGGTAATATGATCAGGAGGTGTTGCATATGTTTCGGTGTTGATGATATCAAGAATTTCTTGGGTGTTAAAACCACTATCACCGAGCAGAAGGTTTTGAAGATCAACCTTTGACAGCCAATTGCGATAAAACTCAAACGCGCAATCTTCTTGTTTGGCTACAGATAAATCAGGAAAGTAATCCCAGATAGTACGAGACTTAACGGACGTTACGTCAGCAAGCTCCATACTTAACGTATTTACAAGCTCACCTTCACCATCTTTCCCCTGGTTCCATGTCTTACGAGGCTGGGTATCTTTGACAGGTGCTTCGAGGATTCCACACCCCAACTGAGTAGCTTGCTTGATGATGAATCGACCTTGACTCTCATAATTAGAATCATCAAGTAGTTCGACTATATTGTTTTCGAGCGTATCGGAGGACTGTTCAGCCTGCTCTTTATGTTCTGCAGGTACAGTACGATCAGGATCAACTGAGAAATTCTTTTCACCGGCTACAAACAGGATATCACTAATTCGTGATTCTGCAGTTAATGTTTTTGGTTTTGTGATGTTATGCACATGACCTTTGGTATCCAGGTCTTCAAGCTGTATAATATCCTCGATCCAACGGCTAGTTAACCACTGTCGATCTTCAATAGCCTGTGTACATTTCTGAGCGATGAACTGTCCTAGTACTGAACCAGCAACAGGAACCTCATCGGGGTTAGTATTTGTATCCATGCTACACGGATAACACTAAGTAACACGATTGTCAAGTTTATGTGTAATCAGTAACACTATCCTCCATACTTACGTGATGATAGCTGCATATCGTCGCTATCTGACAGAATTGGTATGTCAAATAACATCGTGAGAGCATACCCAAGTGCCGCCACCAACGGGTAATCCTCAGCCTTGAGTTTTGTATAGTCTGTCGGCATTGATTGGATAGCTGCTGGCACCCTAGACTCATTAAATAACCACAGATGTTTAGGATCGAGCACCGTGGTTATTGCCTCCCACTCACTACTAATCGACGTACTATCCGACGGTATCGAACTAAAAAACAACTGAGGTTTCCTACTTCTGAACGCCTGGATGTGATGCCTGGTTAATATCTCGTTCCGTTCCTTGTCAGGATTCCAGAAAAACTCATTTACTTTAATGCGCCTCATCGCTGACAATACTTTAATTAAATCATTGAACGTCTTGCATACTACGTCAGCAAGTAAATAATAATTGGTAACACCATGAAACCGTTCCTCGCCAAGCACAACGGCTGTATTCTCTGCAACACCGCAGTAAATTCTATCGAAGATTATTATATTACTACCAAAGATATAACCCTGTTTCGTATAGTTGCTAGAAATATTAACTGAGATCGTATCCATTAGCAGCTCCTTCTGTATAAAACGTTAATTTAAGTGAATCGAAGCGATCTGGAGACCGTCTGAGTAAATCCTTAATAACAGATTTCTTCGACACTCTCAGTTTACCATCATCACCGATCTGATATGTGTATGCCGCAAGCTCTTCGATCAACATCTCATCAGGAGGTAACATGGCAGTATCACCCTGTAACCATAAACGTACAGCCCATGCAAGTTGATCATTCAACAGTTTAAAAT